TTAGTCACTGACGGCTTCCCAGAATGTCCGTCCGAACCGAGTGAAGCTGATTTCATAGAAGTAAATCTCAAATAATTCGCCGTTTCGCTCATCGGGGGGTTCTCCGATTCGCACTTGATGATGCTCGGTAAGCCCGAGGTTGGCCAAGTGCGATACATACATCTCGATATTTTCGCGAAAGCTAATCAGCGCTGTGGGAGCCAGATTGTAAGAGCGTTGACGTTTAAGGCTTGGCGGGTCTGCGCTGTAATCCTTAATGATTTCCACTTCAAAACCAAGTCCACCTGGTGTGGCTATGGCCTCCAACAGGACAGCCTCATCAGAAGATAATTGACGGATAATCGACGGGAAGGCGGGATGAGCCTCGTTCACACGGTCCTTGTCAAATGCTCTGGAAAGCAGATTTGAGAACAGCTTTGCGATATCTCCGTCAATGGGTTCGTATTTGATGCCTTCCAGCACCGGGCCAAGGATCTGAGGCGGTGGCGCAATTCTGCTGGCTTCGGGAACCCTGCGGATGGCAGTGTTCAGAAACTGACGATATCTGTCTTGGATGGCAGCTGTGAACTGGATGGGCGCCAAGGCCAGGTGCAGCGTCTTTATCATATCTGACAGGATTGACCCGGACTGTCTCATTGCCGGTGAAAATCCATCAGAGTAGGCGTCTTTCGCGATCTGCTGCGCCACTTCGGTCGCTATTGCGATTACCAGGTCTTGACCTTCTGCCATGTAAATCCCGATCGTTGGCCTTTGCGGAGGGCGCGCCACGGTGGCGCGGTTCATCAACCACACCACGAACGGATCTTCGTGAACAGATGTCGGGTCCGCTCGCGACATGATTTTTAGCCGCGCGACCACGGAATCTGTCCTTATGGCGTGAGCGCCCTATCATCCTCCTGATGATCGATATCCCTGCCCCGCCCGTCCCGCCCGACCGCGACAACCGCCACCTCCTCTGCCAGATGGCGATCGAGGTCCCGCTGCAAGAGATAATTCACGCCGCGGTGAAAGCCGGATGGGAGGAGACCGAGGTGCTGACGGCGATCATAGAGATGGCGGATAACCTGGTGCTGGCACACGGATCGAACGCCGAGCTCGACGCACTGCTGAAGGCGATCAAGCGCAGGATGGAATGACTGGAACGACTCCTTGTCGACGCCGTTCGATTCCACACGGAGGTATAGCGTCATGGATCCGAAGCGTTGGAGTAAACCAATCACATATGAGGAAGACGGCCGGGGTGGATATCGCACGATCACCAGCACCGGCGAGGCCGCTCGAGTTCTGCTGAACAAATGGCCGATCGCCAATGGTCGCCAATATCGCCGGGCGCGCCAAGTGTGCCTTGACGTACTGGAAGGGAAGCGCATGCCATCGGAGGCGAGGAAGGCTTTCCTGGACGCGGCAAAAGAGGCCGACGTTTTCGTGCGTGATCAATGAAGCTGATAAAGGCTCGGATGAATCTTCTCTGGCCCTAATTGACTCGCCGGCATATGAGAACATAATTAGAACATCGAGGCCGCCATGGCGGGCGGCTATCCACGTATCACCTACAGTTTGACCGCGCTTCGGCGCGAAGGAGTAGCCATGCCTGACGTTCTGGAGGTCATTGATCCCGATGTTCCCAATATCGAGTATTTTTGGGAGTTGGCGGAAAGCGATCGGGAGCCGTCGCCGAAATTGATCGAGCTGATGGAGAGCTATGGCGGCCAAGCAGCGTACGAAGTCTATTCGGCCGACATCTCAGCGCGTCAGGGTACGCTCAAATGGCCAACCATCTCTTGGCTGGAGGTCGCTTACAGCACGACCACGAGGGTCGGCCTCATCGTCTGGAACAGCGGTGTACCGGCCGATGCGGGTAGCGAGATCCCCAAGCAGGCAATTGCGGGATGGCCCGATTGTGATAGCCCGGAGCACGCAATCAAGCGTCAACAGGAAAAGCTTGCGGAAGACGGCAAGCCGCCAATCGTCGGCATAACCAAGTGCTTCGATGGAGAGGAGCTGCACTATCGGGTTCTGGGCCACGAACAGCCTGAGGAGGCTCGCCAATGATACGTTTTGCAAAGTCGGAAAGCAAAGCGACGCCAAGCCCGGCTGTTGCCGTACTCGTGGAGCCAGAAGCGGCGGAACCGCCTTTGGCAAGGGAAGATAGCCCACCCCCAGCCGCTCCGCTGGAGCTGTCGTCTGATTTGCCGCAGAAGAGATCGAAGCGACGCGCTGCCGCTCCCAGGAAACCGCGCGCGGTTGAGACGGTCGACGCGGATCCTGCTCCCCTCCTCCTTAATCTGGAAATGTGATGACCATGCAGCCCGAACCCCAGACGTCAGCCGAAATCGACACCCAATGGGAGATCGAGGCAGTGCTCGCCTGGCACGACGACGATGCGAAAGCGGCGATCGCGACGCTGCTGGAGGACAACAGACATTTACGAAAGCAATTGGCTTTGGCTGAGTTCGCCGGCAGCCGAGGTTTCGCCCGCGGATGGCGGCCGGCATACGAGCGCATCGCGGGGGACACCAAGACCCCATGAAGTCCTCGACGCTTTCCGACTATCGAGGGCAGAAGATCAAAGTGATCTGCGAGGACTGCGACATCCTAAAGACCTTCGAGGGTGACGCTCTTTTCAACGACCACGGCGATGCGGATATGCCGGGCCTACTCGGCGATCTGTGCAAAACGTTGGGCTGCAAACGTTCGAAGGAAGGATTTTATAACCGCTGCAGCCTGGTCTACTATTTTACACACGAGGAATGGATGGCGAAGAGCGGGATGGTGAGCCGCGAGGTCTATGAAATCGCTCTGGGCAAACGTCTGGCTGATCTTCAGGAATGGGAGGTGCTCCACGGCAGATGCCGTTGCGGGCGGCGTGGGCCGCTCAATAAGAGCAATCTCGCCCGACGATACGGACCCAATGCCCGCTTAAAAGAGCTCGAGAGCAAGCTGCTTTGCAAAGAATGCAAAAAATACGATAGCGTAATCGATATTTCGTCACTGCCGAGGTGAGAGTGAATGTGCAACCTCTACAATGTCACCACGAGCCGAGAGGCTGTTCTGCAGTTCACCAAGTCCTTCCGGGACAAGGCCGGCTGGAACCAGCCCTCGCTTGATGTCTATCCCGGCTATCAGGCGCCTGTCGTCCGCGTCGGGGAGGATGGGCAGCGGGAGATCGCCAGTCTGACATGGGGCATGCCGTCGCCGCCGGCCTTCGTGAAAAACTACGATCCAGGCGTGACGAACATCCGCAATGTCAGCTCGCCGCACTGGAGGCGTTGGCTCGGCCCAACCAGCCGCTGCGTTGTCCCCTTCACGTCTTTCGCGGAACCGGATCCTGCAAGGAAGGTCATGGGCGGCCGCGTGCCGAACGCCTGGTTCGCCGGCAGCGAGGATCGCCCCTTGATGTTCTTCGCCGGCTTCTGGACGCCCTGGCGCGGTATTCGCAAGGTCCGCGACGGAGAGCGCGAATATGAGTTGTTCGGATTCCTGACCACCTCGCCGAACGAGATCGTCTCTCCGATCCATGAAAAGGCAATGCCGGCGATCCTGACAACGCCGGAAGAGGTCGACATGTGGCTCACGGCGCCGTGGGAAGAAGCAAAGCACCTGCAGCGACCGCTACCGGGAAACATGCTGGTGATCGTGGAGCCGCCGGCGAAGCCCATGGAAGAGGAACCGCCGCTGCTATGAGTGAGGAACGCACGACAACCCATCCCTCCGCGCCGGTTCATTTCGAACACTGGTGCGAGGTCGAGGGCTGTAACAAATGGGGCGGCCTTGGCTTCGGCAAGGGAGCACAGCCGATGCGGTGGTGGTGCGCCGAGCACTACCCCCATTGGGACAGGAAGCCCGATGTTTCACAAGATTCCTGACTGGTTCGTCTTCGCGGTGATGTGCGTTTTGTTCGGGCTGGTAGCCGCGCGGCTTATCCTCGGATTCGCTCTGGGCTAAAACGAAAAACGGCCTCCCCCGCCCGTGAAGGCAGAGGAGACCGTAAGGTCCGCCATCGAATGGGCGGACGGAATATGCTCAGGAAGTATTGGGCGGTCATCAAATTCGCTTGCGGACTAGCCGGGCGGCCGGGTAATCCGCTGGCATTCGCCTCGCCGACGCTTTCGCCATGCTTCCCAACAAAGCCGCACCTCCTTCAACAGAGCCGGCACTACCGGTATTGCCACTGCCGCCAACATCACCCAGTCCGTCTTGATCATCATCCAACCCTCCAGCGAACACCACACGCGATCAAGGATACAGGGGTGTTGCTAGATGGGGATATTGAGGGGTGATTGAGTGCGGGCTGATTTGCCTATCTCTCTGATTTTCCGTCGTCTGGGGAGTTCAGCACCGCCGAAACGAACGATGAACATCCCCCGCCCGAAAGAGATCGGAGCCTCGGCCGGATGTATGGCAGCGGCAGCGCATTAAAAATGCTCCGACGACCCCCATCGTCCGGAACCTTTTGCCCCTCATCTCAATTGAAATGATGCAAATCCGCGCAAACCGCGGAAAGGTGATGCGCCATCGGGAGGATGAGTTGAACGCCAACATGTCGGCTGCGATACGCGCCGTGCCGTCTGAAGCCAGAGAAGCCGTCTTCAACGTTTGGGGCCACAGGGCCTTTTTGGCAATCGGCCTGTCGATCGCCGCCGCCGCCATCGCTTTCCTGAACTACGAATTTAGCGGGCTCCTCACATCATTGGCGATCGGTGTAGGTATGGTGTTGTTCTGCGCCGTGACATTGATTGGCGGGATTGCAAGCTGGTTGTTTTTCACCGGCCTGTTCTGGAGGAGGTCAGAGGCCCGCATGCCACCACCGCGGATACGGCGGCTGGCGGACGATGATATACCAAGGCGGTTTTGGTTCTCCGGTTTTGTTGCGACCTTGCTTTGGATTGTTCCGCTATATGCCTTGGCGCTGGGCCTTGTCTCCGCCACCGAGTGACCATCGCACTACGACATGGTTTGGGAAGTGCGTTTCGCCGCTCGTGACCGGTATCTGGCAACTTGACTCTCGTTGAGAGGGTGTCATTGCTGATGACATGAGCCCGGACCGATTCAACGAATGCCTGCGCCATATCCGCTGGACGCCAATCAACTTTGCATCGGCTTTGCAATGTGATCTTTCATGGATTGAAGCGCTGGAAACGGGCAACGAAGAGGTGCCCGCTGGCCTTGCGGCTTGGCTGGAAACGCTCGCTCAAGCACATGAAGCTCTCCCACCACCGACCACCTACCGGCTCCAGAGGGCAATCCTATGACGGTGAAAGGGGGACCTCGCTTCGATATCCGAAAGGACAGCGGCGCGACGTGGGAGATATTCGACACCACGACAGGCAGGACGGTGTTCGTCGGAGGGAAGCCGCGATCACGGCTGAAGCTCGATGAAGCAGACATCTACGTGGACCTGCTGAATTCCGGCGATCAGACACCTGACGAGGAAACGTTGCAATGAGCACCCTTCCCGACTTCATCGCTGAGCTGGTGCGCGCCGCGAATGAGGTGGGGAAGTGTTCCGAGTTCGAGCGCGGCAACCTCTTGGATCGCGCCTACCGAGCGATCCGCGACGGCCGCGACCAGGTCGGCACGGCTCAAGATAGCCTGGGCCGGGATCCGTCGATCGACTTCCTCACCATGTCTAGGTCGATGCCGATGTTCAGCGATGAGGAGATCAAGGCGGCGCTGTTGGAGGCCGCCGGCATGGTCCGGGCTTTGAGGATCATCATCGACGCCAAGAACGACGCTGTCTTGAACAGCAATGAAGGGGAGAGTACCCCGGTGGCTCGCTGCCGAATTAGGAACATGTCCAGCGGCCCGCTGGTTAGATACCGAGGATGCGCGCGAACCGTCTTTGAAGGCTGACGCTGCGCACCGGGAGCCCTGCCCGGTCCCTAACTGGCAGGGCTTTCTCTTGGAATCCTCACCCCTCCATTACTTGTCTCGATCACCGCGGAACGGTTTCGTCCTCCAGCGGTTAGGTTTGCATACGGAGGCTGGAAAGGCTCACGTCGTCGAAGGACTGAAAGGCGGCGAGAACTTTTCCGGGAGATCGGACGCAGTGCGACCGCGCTCTACTCCCGACATGGAGCCCTGCCGGTCAGTCCTGCCGGTGGGGCTTTCATTGGATCAACGCCTACTAGCTACCCGGTAATGCCACCCGTTGTCTCTCGACCCGATCGAGGCGTTCCCGAAGATCGAGAATGATATCCCGCTGACCGTAAACGCTCCCCTGGGCAGTCTTCACCTCGTCGATCTGGCGCTGCTGGTCCTGGAACCGTTGATCGTAGTTCGCCCATACGCGGTCAAGTTCTTCACGCGGGACCTGGGCGTCACGGATTTCCTTGAGCGAGGCTTCTGATCGCGCACGGTCTTCAGATCCGCGGTTCGTCCGCCATTCCATCTCCTTTTGCGTCACCATCTTCTCCGTGATGATCGTGATCGAGCCCTTGAGGTCGGTCGTTGCGCTCTGGATTGGCCAGTAAACCAACCCACCGACAATCGTGCAGAACGAGAGGGCTACCGCGATAGCCTGCCACTGCGGCTTGTTGCGCTCCGCCATGTTGGTCGAGAGCGCGGCGACAGAAGAGCGCATCTCCGATGACATCGCGGCCATTGACGATTCGATCTGCTTGAAGCCCGATCGCATCTCACCCTCAAGGTCAGATTGGCGCCGGCCAAGATTTGTAACCCGCTCACCGAGCTGGGCAGTCATGGCATCTGTGTAGGTTCGCTGGTCGATGCCGTTGGCCATATCGTCGTTCCCTGCCATTGGTCCTGCCGCCCTTTCAATGCTTCAGTCTGAATTTTGATTGTTCTGGTTCCGGTCTCGTTGAACCTGCGGCCGGCGACTCCATGTTCGCTCATGTGCGGAGGCACGATCATGCTGACATGCAAAGACTGCCGCGACACCGGGTGGGTGTGCGGGACACACCCGACAAAGCCATTCACGGGAACACACGGATGCGGCTGTGGTGCTGCCGGGATGCCCTGCCCCCGCTGCTCTCCGCGGTTCGCATGGGACAAGCCGCCGGACTACTCGAAGATTTTCAGGTCTGTGACGCACGTGGCGGGCAAGAACCTCAGTTGACCTCTTCGGCGGCACGCCGCAAAAACCGCCGGGCCTCGACAAGCAACACGGACCTTCTGACAGCCGGCCATTTTGATCGCGGACGGTGGGGGAACCTGACGTTCAGAGCGGAGTTTGAACCCTTTGATCTGATGGAGACGGCATGCCTGAGTATTATTTTCACGTCCGCAAACACGATGCCCTTGAAGAAGATCCGGAAGGAACCGAGTTCGCCACCATCGACGAGGCTCAAAACGAAGCACTCAAAGCCGCAAGGGAGATGCTCGCGGAAAAGGTCCTGAGCAACGAAATTATAGATGGCCAGCGCTTCGAGATCTGCGCTGAGGATGGGACAGTCCTACGCGAGGTCCCCTTCCGATCCGCTCTCCGGCTCGAATAGGCAGGCAGGCTCAGTAACGGGCTGTTAAGCGTAAGCCCCTCCGGAAGCTCTCCCGCCGGGAACGAGGGCACACGCACGACGTTTGGCGTCGGCAAGTCGGAGAGCATAATGGACGTGTGGTGTTTTTGGGGAGCTGCCGTGCTGCAGCTTTGGTTCGGATTCTATCTCATTCGCAGGAATTTTCACGGCAAAATGTCCAACGACCTGCTGGCCGCGTGGAACGTCTACTCTATTTCTACACCGACTTGGGAGAGTGACCTCGTACGGGAATGAAACCAGAAACCACCACATCATCTCTGTGTCTGGGGGAGCAGATAGCGCTTGCACCCATCATGATCGTTTTCGGCTTCGCCTTGCTAGCGGCCGTGGGATTGCTGGTCTTTTTTGCAAGCAAGCGACCGCCACCAGCAGTCTAAGTTCTCACGGACCCACAAAAGAATCAGACCTTTGCCCATCTGGAATGAAGGCGCTCCAGGTGTTAGTTTGGCAGATGCTCCAGAACCACAATCCTATTGTCGGCGCCTTTGAGCCTGAGGAGTTGCAGATGCTCCAGCAGGTTCTGGAGAAAATCTGCGACCAACGGGGCATCCTGAAATCCTCCGCCTCTGCCGCGGATATTGCAGCTGATGTAATCACTCTCTCTCAGAGCGGCTTTTGGGGCGAGGTTCAGCTGCTTGCTATGCTGACTTCCTCGGCGAACGCTGCAGCCTGAGGAGGCGATGGCTCATCCTGGCTTCTTAGCCGATTTCTGATCATGCGCCAGGCACTCCCCCGGCGTCCAGACGCCCGCCCCACACACACCGGCGACGGTGTCGTCGATCGCATCCTGATCATCGGGCGTTGCGCCACGCGCGCCGATCAGCGACGTCCCGACAATTGCCCTAGCCGTGCGGGACAGCTGGCCCTTCGAGGCACTGACCTGTTGAGTTGAGGTACACGCCGCCGCGCTCACGGCACATGCGACGGTTAAAGCGAGCCTTGTCAGCTTCATTGCTCAGTTCTCCTACGGCTTTGTCGGTTGCTGCTTGCATGGTGGCGCGCTCGACGGCGCGCGCCTCCTCCTTGGCATCTGGTAGCCACCAGACGGCATTGATGGTGGTGAAGACGGCGAAGCCGAGCACCAGCCCACCGGCCGCACCGACCGCCATGCTGATCTTGTCGGTGATCATGGCTCCACCGCCGCACGGATCTTGCCGACCGCCGAGACGATCGAGTTCTGAAGCAAAAGGCCAAGGATCAGTGTGACGAGGATCACGATGGCCAGCACCGCGACCACCTGCCAATCCATGCCGGTCAAGGCCGCCAGACCAAGGCCACCGAACGATCCGCCACCACCGAAAAGGCCGAAGAGGCTGAACTTGCGTTTGACCTGCGTCTCGACGGTGACCGGCACCACAGCCTTTTCTTCGGTCACCGGCGAAGCGGAAAAGGCCGCCATCTGCACCGACGCCCCCGAAAGAGCGAGGAGATCCTTGTGCAGGGCCGCGCGGGTCTTCGGCCCGACGTCGCCATCGACGTCGAGGCCGCGTTCGGACTGGTAGCGCCGGATGTCTGCCTCGGTCGACTGGTAACCGAGCAGGACGAGAGAGATCCGACCGTAGTAGTCGATGCGGTCGACCAGGCCGTTCTTACCGCCGTTGATCTTCTTGGTGATGGTCTCGATGTCGTTCCGGTCGGCGTAGGCGTTCAGGTTCCGAGTCGACCAGTACCAGAGCGGCACGAGGCCTTCCCACGGATCGGTGTTGACGAGATCCGGATGCGCCACGAAGTCAGGCGGATTGAACCCCTTCTCCCGGCACCAGTCACGGAAGGCCTCATAGTTCGCCTTGCCGGTAATCTGAATGCCGGCCCGACCGCGGTAAAGGTAACCGTCACCATCGGCTGCCGGCGTGTTGCCGAGATCGGTGCGGGTATCATATCGGGCCTGTGCAGCCGTCGGTCCCCAAATTTCCTGATCAAAGCGGAAAGCTCCGCTCTCGTGCATCAGCTGCGCGAGGTAATGCGCGACCCGGTGCGGACGGTTCAGTCCCAGCCCTAGCCCGAATTTGTCCAGCGCGACCAGGACCGATTTCATATTGCCTTCGTTGACACGCGATTTTGCAGCCGCGCGGATCTGTGCGGCAGTGATGACGCTCATGGTGATGTCCTGAAGTTGGCCCGTTTTGATACGGGTGCTGTGGGTATTTACGGCCTGTTAGGTATGTCTGATAACGGAAGTAGAACCATTTCGATTAGGGGGAGAAGAGTGCCGCGTCGCGACCGATCCCCCTTGGCGCGGCAGGAGGCCTGGCGCGGCGGATCTCACGAGGGCGTGTGTGCCAGGCCTCTTGCATGTGATTCCGTGCCAGCCCGTCCGGGGGCACTGCCCGCCCTTGAAACTGGTGAATTCGCTCAGGTGCGCATCGAAAGCGGAATAGACCGATCGATCTAATCATTCGGGTGATGCACTCTCTTGAAAGTTGTGCAATTAATTCAATCGCCAAGAGACTGTTGAGGGCTCGGACGGGAAAAACGGGCGAGCCCTCTCTTTTCTCTGAACCTGTTGTTCACCATCGGGTTGAGGGCCTGCATCCCGGCGGACCGAGGCAGGCCCTTGCATGGCAACCGCTGTTCTTAGAGATTCGGTAAGGCGCATAAGCACCGGAACTAGTCGGCTATGAGTTTCATCGTGAATCGCTTAAATTAAGCTTCGCTCAAGCAGAGATGACTAATGGACGTTTCGAAAACCAGGGGAATTCGAGACGCATGGCTTACGAGTGGGATATTGAACGATACCTGAAAGCGCAGGATAGGAGGCGCAGCACCTCGATCACGCTGCTCTCAACCCTGCTCATCCTTTATTTTTGGATCTCCTAATCAACCGTTGCAAAGATGCACTCGACTCCCGGGCCTGTGGGTGTTTCACTCTTGGGCAGGTGTGAGGGATCGAACAATGGTCTACGAGTGGGACGAGCGCCGAGCACGGCGGACCAATCTCTTCAAAATGTTATCGGCCATGGCGGCGGGTGGCATCGTAGCTGCAGTGCCAGTATGGTTTGTCGTTGAGGCAATCAGCCGCTGACCGCCAATGGCGCTAAGGGATCGGCATGATGCCGCCCCCTCAAGGCCAGTAAGCTGGATTGGTCGCGAAGTCGGCAGGGATCGGGTCCATCGCCTGAAGATCGAAGGAGGCCTGGTAAAGCGGCTGGCGATACTGCCCGGCGGCAAGCAGGATCATCTGCCATTCGCTCGCGCTCACATCGACGCGGCCGGTTTCGGTCGATATCCCGATCATTGCCTCCGGCTGACCTACATTGATGCAGGCCTGCGCTATCGGGCACACCTCGTCCATCCAGCGCCGCATATCGGCATCCGAGGTGCCTATATAATGAATGCCGCGCTGGTCTCCGAAGTTATATGCGAACCCTGACTTCAGTCGCCTATCGCGCTCGGCTGCCACATGATCCACGGTGACCAGAGACGGCCCCCATTTCCCCGACGTGAAATCGAAGATCTGGCTGGCGTCAACCGGCCCGTCCGGGATCTCGATCGTGCCGTTCGGCGCCTCGTCGAACGCGCCGAGATATTGGCCGGCGCCATTGCAGTAATATTTCGTCATCTCCAGAACCTCACTGCTGTCAGGCGCATTTTCCAGCTTGAGTTGGTCAGCGCGATGTTCGCGCCGGTGTCCTTTCTGTTTATGAAGAACACGTTCGCCTGGTTCGAATAACGTCCGTCGATCGTCGTTGCGCTCACGGCGCCGCCAATACCGACCGCCGCGCCGCTGGCGACGTAGCCGAAGTAGCCGATAGGCGTTGCCTCACCGGCCGAATAGCCGCCCTCAGTCGTTTGGTTCACCAGTTCGACGATGACGAGATCGGGCTTGACGCCCATTCCATGCGAGAGCGAAATCGCACCGCCGGAGGTAATCGTCAGGTCGGAACTGACATAGATGTCGACCGTTGGCACCCGCTTTAGGTCCACGTCGCGGCCAGGCATGATCAGCGATTGCGTCGTGGCGTTCGCGATGGCCGAAAGCACAAGCTGTAGTCGCTTGGTGTTGTTGGTGGGGTCGGCCATGAGCGCCGAGACGAGAGTGGCGTTCGACAACAGGTGCGACGCCATGTCGAGATTGCCGGACATGGTGCCGCCGGCCTTGGCCAGCCTGGCGTTGATCAATGTCGTCAGATTGGCGATAGCGTTCGGATCGTTCCCGAAGGCGGCTGCCAGCTCCTCGATCGTGTCCAGGACTCCAGGTGCCGTGCCTATGATGAGGTCGAGGATCTGGCCTACACTCATGAGCGTGGCGACGCCGTCCTTCATCACCGGCAGGACATGTGTCCGCGACGGTAAAACCTCGGGTGTCAGCTCATCGATGCGGATCAGCGGGTATTCGACATCGCTCATCTTACGACCTCGCCGAGAAGTGCATCCAGAGATCCTGCGTATAGTCGCAGGCGACGGTCGAGGAGAGCCTATAGCGGTCGAGGTCGATCGCCGGCACATCGGAGATCGACAGCTGCGGAGGCGTGCCGACCGTCAGCGCCATCAGCATGTAATCGCTGTCGGGGCGGTCCGCATTGTTGACGAACTTGGCGGGATAGTAGCTGTGCGACGTCGGCCTTCTCGCCCAGTTCATCACATGGACGCAATCTGCGAAGGTCGGGTTGGAGTCCGAAGGCCGCAGGTTGGTTGCGTGGAGCAGCTGGTCGAGGGCGAGCGTCGCCTTGTTGGCAAGTTTGGTGATCGTTGCCACGTTGCTGGCATTGGTCACGATCCTTGCGATCAGCATGTCGTCGAAGCTGCTGTCGAACCCGACATGGCCTTCGGCCAGTGCGCCTGCATTATAGGCACCATCAGCGAGATCCTTGAGAGCAAGGCCGGAGCCTGGCGTCCAACGCAGGTGATAGGTCTTGTTGGCGGCAGTCGCAAAATCGGTCTGGACGGTGGTGACCGCATAGATGCCGCGATGCAGGAAGTCGTAGCTAGGTAGCACCCGTACCGTACCCGTCGACGGCTGTGTCACCTCCAGCCTGCCGTCGGCGGTAAGCACTTCGGGGAAAATCGGCAGGCGTCCGCGCGCCTGGGTCATCAGAACGTAGTTCGGATCCCCCTCCCCACCGGTAGCGGCCGCGATCAGTGCGTTGATCGCCTGCAGCAATTGCGTCAGGTCGACGTCTGAAGGCGGCAATCCCGCAGCCGTGATCACGGCCATGATCTCGCGCTGCGGATGCTCTATGGCTGCCGCTGGAGGGACGGATCCTCGCACGGCTGCCGCGGTGTTGCGGTCGACATAGGCGGCATTCGGATCCGGATTGCCGTAAGGTGCTTTGTATTTCATGACCGATCCTTAAAGGGGGACAAGCAGGGGGTTGCCGTGTTCGTCGGCAAAGGCATTGCCCGCGCCGTCGGAAAGTATGCCGTACGAGATCCATGGCTCGAGCACGGGAATGCTCCAGGCGGGCGCCATCTGCCGCAACAGGCAGAGGATCTGCTCCGCAGCTCCGAGATCGAACAGCGCGTCGTAGCCACACTCACTGAGGCTGACCTCGAAATAGCTGATCGCCGTATTTCGGATCCGGACGATCCAGTAGATTTCCTCGATATAGCTGCCGACAGTGTGCCGGCCGCCGCATTCGGAAAATCCGCATTCGAACATCGCCGGCTCTTCGATCTCGATTTCGAAACCGTAGTCGAGCGCCAGGCGCACGAAGTCTTCCGGATGATTGACAGCCGCCGCCATCACCTTGCGGCTAAGTGCCGTCATCCGCTGCGCCGTCGTCTGCTCGACGCCGGAAAAGCAATCATCCGGCAAGCCGTACTCCGCCTCCCACTCGTCGAGCGTCTCAGTGATGCCCTGGACGGTCGCCTGACGCGCGAGGGAAAAAGCGCGCCCATAGAGCCATACGAAGGGATCGAGCATCACTCGGGTGAAGCGCGCGAGTGTCGAACTGAGCGGCATGGCCTGCCCGTCCGGCGACCCCCAGGCGGAACCCTGCGGCCACAGAACTAGCGCTGCCGTGATCAGATCGTCGTTGGTGGGGGCGGCAAGCGGATCCTCGGGCGCCGGCAGAGCAGGACCGCCGATCGGGTCGCGGGCCGCACGCGTAACCGTGTTGAATGCCGGGTCACGCGCCATAGGTCACCGAGCCCAGCACCGGAAACTCGCCGTTGGTGAGCGTCACATCGTCGAGCGGCAGCGAAAGAACGTGCCGCTTCTCGCCGGATGCCTGCGAGATCGCTTCCGTTATCCACGAGCGAGACAGGGTGAAGGTATAGCCAGGTATCCCCGGCCGGCACTTCTCGAAAAACATGGCGGTGATCGCCGTCTCGATCGCATCGCGCACCGTCGCCGTATCGTTCGCCAGCCCGTTAATCACAAGATCGATCGGCCTCGGCGTCGGAGCGACGGCGACGCTGTCGTCGACACGGATCAGGCGCTCCGCATCGATCGCAGCCTGCACGACAAGCACATCGCCCGCTGTCGGTATCAGGTTCGGCCGCCCCTTGAACAGGAAGAAGACGGCGACAAAGCCAGGCGACAACGGCCGTCGGAAAGCCCACGCCTTGATCGCGCCGGGAACATCGAGAACGATCCCCTCGTAGTCAGTCAGCCTGCCGCCACCCGGTGGGTTGCGCTTGCGAAACAGCACCCGAGTTCTCAGGCTGTCGGTATCCTCAATGTCGGCGCCGCCGCCAAGCCCGTCGCTCCCCACGAGGAATTCTTCCTGCAAATCCGGCCAGAGCACCGGATCAGAGACAGTCAATATCCCGTCCGCATCCCGATTGGTCTGCGATCCTGTCGCCTCTGCTTGCACCGAGAAGGCGACCGCCCCGTAAAGGCCGGATGTCGCCGGGGTGACGGAGACGTAGGTTTGCGTTCCCGAGGCAAAGCGGATACCCGCCGGGAACGTCATCGACGGGGTCGCCAAGCCGGAGATTGTACCTGAGGCTGGCGCCGCGGGCTTTCGGTAGATCCCCACGTCGCTCGCATGAAGCGCCAGAAACGAGCCGGTCGCCGTCCGTGCAAATAGCTGCTTGGCGAGATACGCCATGCGCAGCTCGAACTCATGCGCAAGCCCGGCAAGCACCTTGCCGGTCACCGTCACGAAGTTGTTCTTGAGCGCCGAATCCGTGCCCGGCATATATTGCCGGAAAGCGCCGCGGACGCGGGAGGATGCGTCAGCGAGCGAGCGGATATTCCACGCCATGGACCTGTCTCCAGAGAAGTTCGAATTTACGATCGTAGATCAACGACCCGCTGCGGCCGTAGAGGCTCACCTGGTAGTCGACCCGATTGCCCGGGCGATCGACGGTCACCGCCACGTCGAGCGAGACAACGGCGCCTTGGTCGATGATCGGCTGCAGAGCCTCGCGGACATAGTCTTCCACAACGACCTGGATGCCCTCGAAGATCGAAGTTCGGCGCAGCAGCCAGAGGCGTGAGCCGAGCGGCGTTTCACCCTCCGCAAGGTCGAAGCTGTCGCCGATCCAGCCGCGGTTCTGGTCGCCTTCCCGCAGCTCTTCCGGCTCGACGCGGCGGTCGGTCATCAAAGAAATAAGAACCTGCGTCGCCAGGCCCTGTTCGGAACGGAGGTCACCGGGCGCGTCCGGGTCCGTCAGCGCGTTGACGATGATGTCGCCGGCCTGACCATCCCAGCCGATATCCGGGGCGCGGTATGGTTCACGCTCGTCGTCGACCGGGATGATCTTGAGCATGGTTTATTCAGCCGGCGTGAAGTCGAGGTAATAGGACTTGCCCGGCTCGAACTGAACCGCGGCGTTCGGGTTGTCGACGTTCATGCGCAATTCGCCCCAAGGGGTCGCCTTGGTGAAGCGGCCGTCCTCGGACTGAATGTCAGCGGAATAGACGGTATGCAGGAAGATGGTCGCGCCTTCCTTGCCGGTGCACATAAATTTGGCCCGAACCGTGGGCCTTGACTGTTCGCTCATGCGACTTCTCCTTTGATTAAGCGGAACGGCCGCTCGTCCGATCGAAGCGGGAATGCCCCGCTCAATGGCTGTGATGGTTGGTATTGCCACCCTCGTCGATGATCGAACCGGTGGCATGAATGTTCCCGTTGACTTCAAGGTCACCGTTGATCGTCGCGTTTCCGGTCAGGGTCCATGTCCCGGCCGTGATCGTGATCGACCGGCCAGCTACGTCCACGACGATCCCGTCACCGACCAGGCGGATGATGTTGCCGCCCGAGTCGTAGATCGCAGATGCGCCGGCAGGCAGGCCGGCCGGGCGATGCGTCGGATGCTCGCCACCGAGAACAAAGGCATGGTCAGGCCGCCCGGTTGGCGCTACGAGCAGGGCCTTTGCGCCCTTGATCGGGTTCGACATGAACCCGTGCGGCTCGATCCGATGCACCCGGGTGTATTTGTCCGAAAACAGCCCCTGCCCCGAAACGAACTGCTGGCCGCCCTTCTCCTCGATCGATCCGTCGAGTTCGATCCGCGCGCCCCTCATTGCTCGTTGTACTCCGCCACGATCTTGCCTGGCGCCGAGTACGATGCCGCCGTCTTGCCGCGCGGGTTATCACCACCAAGGGATCTGGGATCTGCGAGCGACAGCGTCGCAAGAGTGCCGTCCGTATCGTTCTGAATGAACGTGACGCTCTTTATGATCATCGTTCCCTCAATACCGAGCCAGTCGTCGAAAACGTCGACCAGGTAATTCGCCTGCCACAGTTTGCCCGCCGCGTCGCGCCACCCGCTGACGGGAATGCTGGCGGTCACCGACTGGCCGGCTGCCCTGTTCGACGCCCACTCGGCCCGCTTTTTGAGGCGATCCACCGTGACTTCGCCCTCGTGCCAAAGGACCAGCGGACGATGGCGGGGAATGCCGGGATCCTTCGCCGTCGCCTCCGGTCGCAACTGAGCCTTGCCAACGCCGTCGCTGGATTGGCCCCGCACCTTCACTTCGCTGTAGCGGTCCCGCTCCGTAAAGCTCGCCGACGCACCGACACGAATATTGACACCGCGCTGCAGGCGGCCCGCGTGCATCCCGTCAGGTTTCGTCGAGAGCTTCAGCCGGCCCTTCTCGGTGTCGTGGATAAGAATTCCGCGACCTCTGGCCCGCCTCTCGATCGTTGCGAAGGGACTCTCTCCGGGAATGAGGCGATGGACAGGCTCCGCCGGGAATTTGCCGTCCGCCTCGATGCCGACGCCGAACTTGTCGAGATCCTTGGCAATCGCCGCGATATCCATGTTCACCCATTCGCCGGTCGGATGGTCGGCGCTGCATTCCACCATGTCGATCGTCTTCGAAAAGATCGTCACGCCCAACGTCCGCATGTCCTGCGAATAGCCGGTATTGATGTCCCGCACGAACCCAGTCAGAACCAGGTCGCCGCTGGCCGTCAACGTGACGGGCTGTCCGATCGACACGGGAACGCCAGAGCCGGTAATGACGCAATCAACCGAAGCCGAGCGCGCGGCCTCCTCGGCAGAGACCTCTATGCTGACCTGCTTGATCGGCGGCAGGCCAGAGGCAACTACATTTTCCAGCATGGTCATTTTGCCAACGCGTCGAAGCCAGCGGGCATAAGCATGGGAGTGCCGCTGCGGGCGATGTCGACAAGCCCCTGCGCCCTCGCCGCGTCCCCATAGAGCTGGTACGCAAGAAACGTCGAGGGCAAGGATATGCCCGTCTCGACCCTCACGACCGGAACGCCGTTGGCCGCAATGTCGGAGATCACCCGAACCGAGGTCGCAACCACCGAGGAAATCCAGCCGAACAGGTCCGCACCGTCCGGCCCCAGAGATGAGGCGACGGCAAGTGCGGCGGCGCCTGCGTCAGCCACCCTCGAACGGGCAGCACGCGCGGCGGGCCTGGACGGCCAGGCAATCCTCGCGCCAGCGATCGACAAGCCGATGGCAACAAGCACCGCGGCAGCATCTCGCGTATCCCCCGCATCGACCTCAGGTGCAGCCAATCTCCCGAAATCGTCAGGCGACGAGGCGCTCTCCGCTATTGCGCGCATGATCGAAAGCGTCTCACCCGCAAGATCGGGCGGATCGAGTTCGAACCCTGACGTGATCCTCCGCGTGGTATCGGCAAGATCGATCGCATCGCCCATAAGGGCCGTCGCCAGATCTCCTAACCATGACAGAATGACATTGCGGTCGACCGCCATCAAAAAATACCTCCGAAGCCGGGAACGGCGAGTGGCAGTCCCGACACGAATACGGAGATGACATCTCCGGCGGAAAGCGAGGCACCTGCCGTGTTGGAAACCGGCACGGCACGGAAATCGAAAGCAATGTAGCCAGCCCTGTCCTTGTCGCGCATGCGCCGGAAGTTCTCCACATAGGCCATCATTCCACCGTCGAGCGGCAGGGTAAGCCGGCCGGGACCGGCCGAAAGGCAAGCCGAGACGAATGCGCGGGAACGACTGTCTGAATCATCTCCGATCAGATAGCCTGTGACGTCGATCGAGGACGTGGAAAGCCCCATCTCCTCGATCAACGTGACACGGCCGCCAGCGTATTCATGCAGCGCCAGCCGCTTCCCGCCGCTGAGATCGTCACTAAGGACCCAGAACGACACCCCTCTGAAGGAGGCCGCTCGCAGGGACCGTGCCCAATCACGCATGTCTTACCCCTAAATAGGTCCGCTACCCGCGGGACGATTGGCGCTCGGAGGCATGGAACGCCCCGGATCACCATTAGGCTTCGGCAAGGTGCCGGTTGCCGCTGCGGCCGCCGTCACGTTGAGGGAACCAAGTTTAATGGCCGCTTGCAGGAGCTTGTCTGCGGCGGACGTGATCGCCGCACCGACATCGACGCCGGCAACTTTCAGGAAGGCAGAGCTTTCCTCGATGTGTTTCCCGGCCTCGCGACCGCCCTCGGCAACCTTCTGTCCGGCCTCATCACTCGCTTGCTTGTATGCCGAGGTGTCGATCTTCAATGCTTCCTTGACCTCGTCTTGTGACGGAACACGGAAGAAATTTTTCACGGCATCCGGTACCGTCGGCACCATCGGAGCGATAACAGTGGGCGGGCGGACCAGATCCGGTGGAAGGCCTCGGAGCTGCGGCGGCAAATCTGGATAAGGCGATGGCCGTGGGGTCGGGATGGGAATAGATGAAGGCGATTCCTGCCGCCGCGAGGGCAGTTCAGGGCTTGCCGACATGGGTCCCTTGTCGCTATGAGGGGACGAACGCCATCCGCCCTCGTAGGCTGCGACGCTCGCTTCGTCACTACTGGAGAGCGCCCCGAAGGGAAGATTGCGGGCGATCCACGACTCTCGCTCCCAATACCCCATTCCCCGCTTCTCAAGCGTCTGCCTTAGCGCCTCGCCGTAATCGATGTCCGCCGAAACCGCGTCCATGGCGGCAGATGCAGGCTTCGCGATAGCGCCGCCGAAACTGCTTTTCAGCTTCTCCCAGCTCACGGACATCTTGTCGATCTTCGCCTGAGTATCTCCCAGAACCTTGCCAAGATCGCGAAAGACGGTCCCGCTGACGTCGGTCGAATTCATGATCTGCATAAACCTCTGCAGGCTCTCTTCCGATGTGATCAACGACTGCATGCCAAGCCGAAACTCCTGGTCACTAAAGAGCAACGGCAGCTTGCTCATGTCGCCCTTGATCGCTTCCTGGGAAATTCTGACGAACGCGGAAACGGTATCTTCACCTGCCTTGCGCGCAGCCTCCAGCTCCTTCCGGAGGTTGATGCCAAAGTCCTTGAACTTGTTGGCGGTCTCTTCCGAATAGATCTTGCCGAAGATGTTCTGGGCCTGCGTAGCGGCGCTGGATGCGTCCCCGGTGTCCTCACGGACAGTCTGCAGGATTGCGACGAGCTTCTTCAGGCCCTCCTCGCCCGAGTATCCAAGCGACGCGAAACTGTTCGCCAGGCCCGGAATGTACTGCGCCATATCTTTCAACTCGAACTGGCCGGCCTTACCGCCCACCACCATGATGTCAAACGCGCGTTGCATTTGATCGGCGCTGATCTTGAGCGCAGACGCGGCCTTCATTCCCGTGTTCGCGATGTCCTCGGTTGCGGCGCCCGTAGCCTGAGCGGTCGCCAGCACAGAAGGCAGGAAGGCCATCGCCTCCTTTAGGTTCATGCCCGATGCAACGAGTGTGTCGAGCGCGGCTATAGCCGGCTGAAAGTCGCTGAATGCCATGTCCTTAGACATACCCTTCAACGCACCCAGGGCCTCTTCGATATCCTTAGCGGATGCATCGGCGGTGATGCCGATTCTTGTCATCTGTCGCTCGAGCGCCGCGAAATCCGTCAGTGCCGCCTTCGCGCCATATGCCAGCACGGCAGGCGCTGCATAGCGGGCAATCGCCGCGAAGGTGGCGGCCGACGTCCGGGCAAGCACCGTCTGCTGGCGATTGAGGGCGGATGCCTGCCGGTTGATTTGCGCCATCTTCCCGGCAATGCTGGAAAACAGATTGCCGGTATTGTCCCGGCCGCTGATCTTCAGCCTGGCTTCGATTTCCCGGTTCATCCGTGTTCCCTGTGATGTTCGACGAGGCGGTTAATCCACCAGAACAGATCCGTGAGCGTCATTCTTCCGACGTCTGCAGCGCGCCATCCGAAGCGGAAGACGAGGACGTCTGCGAACTGGAGCGCATCGGATCTCCGATAAAAAAATCGCAGACGGCAGCCTTCAGCCGGATCGCGTCAATCGTTCCCAATCCGGAAAGGTATTCGTATCCCGGTTGCCTCACCAGGATCTGCATGTAGGCATCGACCCGTTCGGGATAGGTAAGCAAAGCTTGCCCGCCGGGAACCGGCTGCCACTCCTGTGGCTCGCCGATCCCCGACATGAAGATCTCGTTATAGGTGGGCTCCCGCAGCGTCACGCTGCTGAATGTCGCGCCCCCGGCGGAATAGGTCCGTGTCAAGGTTACGACCTTGTCGACCATCAGTTCGAGCCTTTGCTGTAGTCACCGTCGAGTGACAGGCCGGAGACTTCGCCGTTGAGGCGATTGATCTGCGGCCGGCCGACGAAGAACGCATTGGTCATGTAATGCGTGATGCCGGTGAATTCCTCGACGAGCGTGGCGTTGAACCGCGGACCGTTCATCAGCTTCTCGTAGTCGAAACCACCGTCGGCAACGACGATCTCGATCTTCGATGCCTGCGGGGTGGAAACGCGATCGGTCGAATTGTCCTGGTTGGTAACGGAGGAAATTTCCTGCCGTGTCGGGGAAACGTTGAACGTTCCCCGGAGCGAGATGAGTTCACCGCTCGAAAGGCGGAGACTCATCTTGCCGCCAAAATCCTTGCCCATGTCTGGCTCCTAGATCGGTTTGTTGGATTGATCAGCTGAACTGGCTGTAGACGCGCGCCAGGCCGGCGAAGATGTCCAGCGGGTTGGTGAAGTCGAGCAGCAACGTGATGTTGACGCGGTCGGCGTTATCGCTGTCCCGCACGACCCTCATGTCGAGCAGCGCCCTCTCGGAGTTCTCCAGCACACCCGCCATCCGGCGGTAACTGTGATAGAGCGTCGCCTTGATGTCCGACGGCGTGGTGATCGCATCGAGATTGGCTGGATTGTCGTCGGCGATTGCCTTGTTGGAATGCTCGAAGGCGAGATCCGCGCGGAACTTCTTCAGCGCATAGGTGATCTGGTAGACCTTCTGGATATCCCGGAAAGTAGTGTCCGGCGCCCCGTTCGTCGTCTGCTGATGCGTGATGACCTTGTCGATCGTCACCGCACCGTCTCGGCTCACGGACCAGGTCGAAACACCGTTCTTCAGCAGGGCTTCGCGCGTGGCATAGTCCATCCAGTAGTTGCGGTCACGCGGCGGGCTGATGCCCTGCACGACAAGGCCGGTCTGGTTGCGCGAGACATCGCCGTTGGCGCCGCCTCCAGACCACGGCGCGATCCGCCCGGCGTAAGCCGCGACCCAGAGATAATCCGGCTCGGCAAACCCGCCCGAAGTGAAACGCGGCACCATCGTCAGGTGCCAGTTGTCATGGGTCAGCGCCGAGGTCGCGAGGTTCGACGACGTGTCCGTCTTCGGATAGAAGACATGGCCGTAGAGCTGCTGCGCGTAGCTCCAGCGACCGGACACCTCATTGAGGAATGTCTTGAAAAGACCAAGGTTGGTCCCGTCGCCGAACGCGCTGACGATCATCTCGAAGGGGTCGTCGTTCATGGATGCCAATACCGCTGCGACGGACGGCACTCCGGCACCCGGCGTCGTGGTCGCGAACGTCAGGATACCCTTGAACAGGTTGCTGCTTTCGAGCACGGGAACGTAGATATCGAGACCGGTCGCGTAGGCGCCGGCATGACGGGCCGTGATGGTAACGACATTGGTCGCAGCCGTCGCGGTGAAGGGCAGCGACAGCTTCGAGGCTGGATTGAAATAGGCGTTGATGGCAGCCGCCAGCGCGGTCGCGACGGCGTTGGCACTGGTTCCTGCGGCGACCGAAAAGGACACCTGCTCGCCAGCGATTTCCAGCACAGCCTGGCCGCCTGCGGCGGGCACGCTGCCGATGGTGATCGTGCGGACTTCCGCCGTTCCGGTTGCGGCCACCCGGCCAATCCAGATTTCCTGTGCAGGCGCATTGACGCGCGTCCGCTGGAACATGCCCTCCAGCATCGATCCCGCGCCAACAAGAAGGCGGGCATCCTGGATGGTGTTGCAGAGTGCAATTCCGCCTTCGGCAAGAGTGCCGGTATCGAGGCCATGACCGAACAGGATCAGACGGTTTTCGGTCTCGAATGCACCGCCTGACGTGACGTCGAAGGCCAGCAGAGGTGCCGTTATGTTCGCGGGAATGTTGCTGACCATTACTTGCGGCCTCCTTTGCCGGCGCTGTCTTCGGTTTCGCGAGCCTCCACGAGATCGCCGTCGAGGACGAGACGACGCTCGAACGGGTTCGCGTCATCGATCGGCCGGCCGTCTTCAGGCCAGCCGCCAGGGATCTTCCGCCCCGGCGCGGGAACATAGTTCTTTGTCATGGGAGATCCTCCGGCCGACGGCCTTTCAGGTTTCACTCGTATTTTGGGCATCGATCTGCCCGCCGGTGAACGGCACAAGCGGTTCTCCGGCGAAGATGGCGGCGAGCTGTCCGAGCTTGGCCTTGGCGTAGCTGGCAGCCGGCAGCGCCTCATAGACACTGCGGATCGGCTCAGGTAGGCCGCCGGCGTCCATGTCGAAGTCGTCGTCGCGGATCTCGAGATGGAACCGCATGGTCACCCGCTGCCAGCGCAGACCGAGGGTCGGAACCGCGAAGGTCTGATATTCGACACGGACGATGCGCTTGACGAGCCGGCGCCAGATCCCGCCCGCTTGGCTACGTTCGAGCAGCATTCTCACCTGGGCACACAATGCCATCAGAACGATCCGCGCTACAGGATCGGTATCCGCCATCGCGTCCGCGAATTGCTCGCCATCCTCCTGCGCCGCTACAGCCAGTTCGGCGACGACATCGAGGACGGCACTCGCATCCGTGTCACCGACTGATGACAGGTCCCCGCGAAGCGAAGCCGAACTTTCCGGAGTATAGAGCGCGACGACAGGCGTGTAGTCCTGGTCCCGATCGAGATCCTCGAGTGCGGCCGCTCGGCTATCCAAGATCCTCTTGCCAGCAAGGGTCGGCAGGCTAGTTCCCGCTATAACCCTTGCTGTTGGGCATAGGATTTCGACGGCGAGAAGCCGGACAGCTTCAGCTGAAAGCATGATCAGGCCTTTATGAGATACCAGGCGGGACGAGCGGAGCCGTCCTCTTCCTTCGCGGCGATTTTCCACTTGGGGGCACCGCCCATCGGCCCGACCAGGTCGTTCCTTCGCGGCAGATACTGCCAGGCCGAGATGCGAGCAGTCAGCACTGCGTCATATGAAACGGTGCCATTTCGCACGCCCATGTCAGAAGACTGATGACGTGGCAAACGATCGCTCGGAGGCTCAAGATCGATTGTCCCCTTGAAGTCGAAGGAAACGCGATCCGGATCATCGGCATCCGGATGATTGGATGTCAGGCCGGCTTTGCGCGGATGCAGCGTCAGTTCGGTATAGTCGAAGATTTCGGCGCAGGCCTCTTCCGTGAATGCCCGCGCCGTTTCCCAGTCGATCATGAGCAGTCAGCCCTTCAGCGTTGCCAGCGCTGCCTGCGCATCGGAAAGCTCCTGTTCGGCGTCGGCCTTGGCGGCGATGTCATCGGCGGCTGCCGTGACCTTGGCCTCGGCGTCGGCGACGGCCTTCTCTGCGGCCACCATCGCTGCAGCGCCCTTGCCCTTCCTGTCGTCCTTGGCGGGCTTCTCGACGTCCTTCGCATAGGCGAACTTGTCGTCGATCAGATGCTGAGCGTAGTCGGCGGGGACTTCGATTGCATCATGCGGTGGAACGTGTACGTCCTTGTCCTTCTTCATGATCGCCGCTGGGATGATGCCGCCTTTGACGAAGGCAATTCCGATCTTCGATGCCATGACCTGTCTCCTTTTCCTGTTGCCGGAGGCCTGCAACAGCAGGCGACGGGAAACAGGAAGCCGGGCCAAGCCCGGCTCCCGCCTTGGTTCCTGATCGGAACAATCAGGTGAGCGTCAGCTTGCGAAGCACCTGCGGGCGGGTGCAGAGCGAAATTGCGTTCATCTGCACTTCGAGGTCGTAACCCTTGCCGTTGCGCTTCTCGATCGCGCGGGAATAGAACGGCAGGCCGGGCGTATTGACCGTCTCGTTGTAATCCGCCGGCGCGAAGCGGGTGATGAAGAGTTCCGGAACGCCTTCGACGACAAGGCGGCCTTCGTTGGCGGCGATGTAGGGCGCCCCGAGATCGGCCGTTGCCTTCGCGCCGGTCTTGTACCGCTCCCAGGTCGCGCCGCCGAAGTTAAACACGTCAGGCACGTCCTGCTTCAAAAGAACCGCCCCCGTGTTGATGACGAAGGTTTCGCGGACCTTCGGATGCATCCACAAGGCCTTGTGGAAGTCGCGGCCGGTGAAAACGCGGATACCGGTGTACTGTTCGTCGAGCGCATCTTCGACGCTGTAGACGACATCCTGGAAGAGCCCGGGAACGTTGGTCGCATCGCTATCAAGCTCAAGCGAAACGGCGGCAGGCACGGCAATACCGAAGGCTGCATAGAGGTCGATCAGCACCTTACCGGACTTCGACGTGACGTTCCCCTTGATGCCGCCGACGCGCTGATGCTCGAGCGTCATCGTCAGGTCGCGGGCATGGCGCTGCGCCTTGCGGTTGACGCGGCCTTCGATGGTTTCCAGCGTGCTTTCCGTCCCGAATTCGCGGACGTTCTGCACCTCATCGGCGGCAATGCTATCGTCACGCTGGTAGTGACTGACTTCGAAAGGAATCTTCCGGCGGTTTTCATCGTCTGTAGTTTCCCCGGGACCGCCGCGGGCGCTCGGCTCGACCAGTGCGAGCTTGCCATCACGAAGCTCGACGGAAACGATCGTCGTGGTGACGCTGTCTTCCTCAAAGAGGCCGGAGGCGCCGATCTGGCCCGGGCGATAGGGTTCTGAGTTGACGGCGGACGTCAGGCTTTCAAGACTGAACGGGTCGCCGGAATGGGCGTTGGGTGCTGGCATGGAGGCGCTCCTTAACGTGCCTTGATGTTGACGGCGCGAAGCTGGGTAAGCTTTGCGTTGCGCTTGGTGTCGTCGTCGACGGAGGAATGGAAGACCAGCATTGGATCCTTCACCTCGGCATCGTTGGCGACGACGACTGCATCGACGTCGGCGCTGGTCGCGTCGACGCCATACGCGAGGACGGCGATTGCGGTTTGGGAGCCGTCCGCGCCGGTGGCGGGGGACGGAACGTATTTGCTGGTCGCCGCGAGCTTGGCGAGCAACGTGCCTGGATCCAGTTTGCCGGAACCGGAGGCGATGGTGACGACGTCACGCGAGAGCGTGCCGGGAAGCTCGGTCAGGATGAAACCGAGATCACGAGGTCCTTCAGTGGCTGCGGCCATGGATCAAACTCCCTTTGCGGCTGCGCGGCGCGATGCGAAGATCGCGTTGCGGTCGATGGTTGCCTTTGGAGCGCCGGTGCTGGCAGCCTGGGGCTGCGCAAGACCGGCAGCCGCAAGACGCTGCTGCTCATAAGCCCCCGCCTCCTTGCCGGTCTTGGCCGGCTCGGGTGCGGATGCGGCGACGTTGGCAGTCACGAAGGCCGTGACGGCCTCCGCCGACATGTCCGGCGACTGCTGTGCGAGGTCGAGGGCTGCGGCCATGCGCTTGCCGTCGCCCTTGATGCCTTCGGCGCCCATGATGGCGCCGAGGCGTTCCGTTGCGGCCTTGAAGCCGTCAGCCTTGCCGCCGGTGGTCGCCGTGGCAATTGCCGTAGCCAGCTCGGCGCTCGCAGAGCCGGCCGGGGCATTGGATGGGGTCGTCATACTTGACTCTCCGGTTGGTGCCCCCGACGGAGGCGTTTCTAACGAGGGCGCTTCCGCGTCCGGCGTAATCCCTTCATCAAGGGAATGAAATTCCGCCGACGGCCGCACGGCAGCCAGGACGGATGCGATCAGACTGTTCATGATTTCAGCTCCGGTTGACGGCCTTGACGAAGGCCTCGAAAGCTACGGTCGGATCGCCGATGGCATCGACCAGGCCGAGTGCGACGGCATCCTTTGCTTCGAAGGCGTCTGCCTCCGTTGCGAGTGCCTTGGCCTTGGTGACGCGGCCGCGGCGACCCTTGGCGACCACCTCAGCAAACTTGCCGCGCATCGTCTCGGCCTGCTGCTCCCAGCGGGTGAGCAGGTCTTCCGGAAGCGGCTCGTAGGGATTGCCTTCGGCCTTCTTCTTGCCGGCGCGGACGATTGTCACCTTGATGCCGGCATCGTCGAGCGCCTGCGAATAATCGGCGTGCAGGATGATCACGCCAATCGATCCCGCGCCGCCGAATTCCGGCATGATGACCTGGCGGGCCTGTGATGCGAGCAGATAGCCGGCGGAATAGGCAAAGTCGGTCAGAATCGAGATCGTTGGCATCTCCTTCGACAATTCGGCGATGCCGGCCGCGGTCTCGAAACCGCCATTGACCTCGCCACCGAAGCTGTCGACCTCGAAGGCCGCGCCCTTGATGCGGCCGGCCCTTCCCGCTTGGCGCACAGCGGCGATCTGCGTCTGCAGCCCCTGATAGGATGTCTGCCCGGACTGGGAGCCAAGCCAACCGCCCTTGTGAACGAGGCTTCCCTCGATCGGAATGATCGCGACGTTGTCCACGACATAGAACGGCAGAACGTTGGCCGCCTGATAAAGCCGCCCCGTCCGGTCGCCAAGCTTCCCTGCCGACGGCCGGCCGGACTGAAACGCGACATGCTCGACAGCACCGACGGGGTTGGCGATGACGATCTCGTTTCCGGCGATGCGCCCGCCGAGCCCGTGCAAAAAGGCCTCGGCCTTCCGTTCGTCATACATCAGCGGCGTGTCGAACAGCCGCTGTGCGATGTGTCCGTAAGCAAAGCTCATCTGCGTTTCCTCAGTAGCGGAGAGACCAACGGCGTCCGACGCGGCACTGGCCATTCTTCTGGCGGCAGAGATCATCGAGCCGCAGAATTTCCGCATCGAGCTGCGCCAACGTCGACGATGCGACCTTGATGCGCTGATGCATGACCGGAGAACGAATCTCGCTTTCCTCGATCTGGCCGCCCGATATCCGCTTGTAGCGGACACCGCGCAGCGCCGTCGCAAGGGCACAAGGATCATCGATATCGACCAATGCGCCGTCGATCTTCACCATGGTCGGCATCAGGCGTTTTCCTTGCTCGTCTGACCATCCATCTTGGCGGGTTCGCTCCCGGTCTTGCGGGCGAACGGCGACGGCATCCCGGCATCGATGTAGCGCTTGTGCCAGCGGGCGTTGCTCTCGAAGACCTCTTCGGCATCCTGTCCGTTGGCCGAGGCCTCGACGTCGATCGAGCTCGTGCCGTTGAGCAGGCGCTCGCTCGATGCCTTCGCAGCCTTCTCGTCGTCCGCCGTCGGCTTCGACGGGCCGAGGCAGAGCGCCCAGAGGATAGCGTCGCGATTGGCCTGATAGACCTCGACGCCGCCCTTGAACTGGATTTCGCCCTCGCTGATCATCTCGTCGAGCCAGCTGGAATAGGGCACGAGTACATGCGGCGCCGCGATCCGATCGGTGCGGCGCGTCGCGATCGGCCAGATCGACGCATTCTCCATCATCGTCGAGGCGTAGGTCGCGGCCGTGTAGTCCAGCGTATAGCCGCCGAACGTCACGCCGAGCGCGCGAGCCGTCTCGCGATGCAGCGCGGCTGCGAACGGAAGGTAGTCACGGCCGGGAATTTTGGCGGTTTCGATACCAAGCTTCTCACCAGGTGCGAGATGAGACACACCGGCGCCGGCCCCGATCCTGATCTCCGATTCCGCTGCTTTGTCGAGCTGCGCCTTGAAATAGTTGACAAAGTCGTTGGCGATATCCTGCGCACCGTCCGCGCCGGTATCCTTCAGGCTTTCGAGCGCCTCGAAGGCATCGGCGCTCGGCCGATCGCTCGACAGGATGATCGCATAGATCGTCTGCAGGAACGCCATCTGCGCCGTCGCGTCGTCGAGGTTCTCGGCCATCAGGTACTTGCGGAACGTCGATGCCAACGGCGTGACGCCGCGAACGTCTTCGGCCGAGAACGGATCGAAGGCATGCATGACGAGCTGCCGGCCATCCGCGTCGCGCGCTGCATAGTCGCGTTTGACGACGATCCCGGTTTCGCGCTCCTGAAAGCGGTAATGCGTCGGGCGGCCGTTCGGATCATGAACGATCCCTTGGAAGAGACCCTCCAATTCGTTGGTGTCCTGCACCAGCTTCGAGGGCGATACCAGAAGGAATTTCGTGCCCGATTTGATGCCGTAGCGGCGGCGGACGCTGCGCGGCATGAAACTGACGATGCCGAGGCTCTCACCAAAGGAAAGCCAGTTGCGGATGCCGATATCGGTCATCTGCGGCAGCGTGAACTTGCCGCGAAAATCGCATTCGGCGGCGTTCCACGCCCAAATCTTGAAACGACCCTTTATCAGATTGATCAGGTCAGTCGCTTCTTTCTGGTCGTAGCCGAAGCGCGAAAGGTCCGGCTGCGGATTGAGTGTCAGCTCGACGCCGACAGTGTCGGCAATGATCTGGTCGGCGACTCCGCGCAGGCGGCCACTGTTCTGCATAAGATCGGTCGCGAGCCCTGCCGCACGCCACCAAACGCGGCGAACCTCGTCCCTGTGTTCGCGCAGGGAGGCCGGCCGCGACGCGATGACGCCGGACGGCGTATCACGGAGATAGCCGGCACTCCGGCCCGCCTTCACCCTGACGCGTGGCTTTACCGCCGCTTCTTCCATCGATTTTCAGCTTCCGTTTTCTTTTCAGGTGCCGCAACCGGAGCAGCGGCAGCCGCCGCGGTAGCGGCCATGATTTTGACAGGCGTTGGCGACAACAGGTCGATCGCGATTTCAGGCTCGCGATCGGCCCGCAGTGCAGCCCATTCAGCGGGCGACATGCGAGACAGACCGAGATGCTCGGCGATCGCCATCGCGTAGATCCGGCAATCGAGCCAGTGGTTATCAACCCGGAGCGGCATCCACTCTTCGAAGAGCTTGCCGCGCTGGATCTTCTGCACGAAGGCTTCCGCAGTGATCTGCTTGAAATACTCCTCGCCCAATTCCTTATGGAAATGGCAATATCCAGGTGGGTCCGTCGGCTCGCCTGCAGCCAGTCCCTGCTTGTGCAGGTTGCCGTAGAATTCCGCCTTCAGCGCCCAGGTACCGACCGGCCATGACATGGTGGACCCAAAACGCTTGCGCTTGCCCTTTTTCGTGATGGACTTCCGTTGCGGTTGGCTTATCGCCGGCCTACCACGACCGGGCTCACCCTTTACTGCAAAGGTACCAGGGCGCCGACGGCACCACTCCAACACTTGGTTGGTGCGATAGCCGGCGTCGACCGCGAGGGCATCGAGGCGTCGCAACACACCGTGAGCATCGCCAAACTCCCGCTTGTAAAGCTCATCGAGCAGCAGCCATGCGCCCTCCTGCGGATTATCGGTCGTGCCCGGCAGGTAAACAGCTATCACCGACCAGGTCTGTCGATCTTCCGCGAAGGCGACGGCCTCAAAATAGATGCCGTGTGACTGGATGTCGGCGCCAGCCGTGAATAGCAATCCGCCGGGAGGGATGACCTCAGGCTCGTAATCCTCGCGCCGCTCCATCAGCCTAACATGGTCGGGAGCGTTGCCGCGCATCTGGTATGGCAGCGCCAGCACCAGGTTATGATAGTCCTTTGCGCCGCTTTCGCCCTTGCCCTCAGAGGCGATCTTGTCTTCCGCTATCGCCTCGTAGGACATCATAAGCGACATGAAGGCATCGACATGAAAACCCGGATGCCGATCCGGCCCAGTTAGGGTCGGGATATACCGCCCCGCGCGCACCGCATGAACTCTTTCCGATTCCGAAATCATGTGGGTGCAATGCATGCATTGCATCATCGTGCGGTGCGGATGCGCCCTGTCGATCACGAGATACTGGTCTCGCTGCACCATTTCCCGTCCACATTCAGCGCACCGGATGTACCAGAATCGCTGATCCGACACGCGGAAAGAACGATCGATGCGGCAGTGGCCAGGTCCCTCACCCATTGCATCGCCGCTGTCGAGTTCCGGTGTCGACAGCTCAAGGATCTTGTAGGTTTTCTGCCGGCGGAATGCGGTGAAGCGGCCGAAGAACAGCGTCTCAGGATCGGAGCCATCCGGAAAAAGCTCCCATTTGGAGACTTCGTCCTTCACGCCGTAACGGACGGTCTTGCCGGAAAGGTCCTTCTTCGTGTTGGCATTGCCAAGATAGATGAACGTATCCTGGCCGATTTTCTTGGTGTACGTCGTCGATCCGGACGCATCGACAATCCGCTTGCCTGTCTCTTCCTGCCACTTGTCGATCAATGGCTGAAACTTGCCGCTGTTCAAATCCTGCAGCAGGTCGATACCAGGCGCGCCATACAGCGCGTTATCCGGGCACATCTCGGCGATGTAGAGCATCCAGGCCAGGGCGAGGATTGACACGCCAGTCTGCTGCGCCTTGCGGACCGAGACGCGATTGCAAGGATGCTCCTGGCTCAGGCATTCAGCAATTTCCAGAAGGTATGGCGCGTCTTCGCCCGACCAAAACTCTCCTTTCCGCGAGCCATCGACCAGCACAATGTTTTGCGGCAGCCAAAGCTGAAACGGCATTGGCGGCGTCGGACGAATGCCTTCCGCCAGGCTAATCGACTGAATGCGCAGCGCGCCTGGATGGGCGTTCAAGCGTCTAGATCCTCAATCAATTCGTCCGTCTCTGGCGCTTCGCCGGACAAGGCAACAAGCCTATCGGCGATTGCATTGCCGAGATCGAAAGCGATGGTCCGGAGTAGGACGCGGACGCCGTGGACGCCCTCCTTCGACACGGCAAGTGCGATCTGGTCGGCATTGTTGGGCAAGCGCTTGACGATGTTCTGGATCTCGCGAGCGATGATCCGGTTCGCCTCCTCAAGCTTGTCCTTACGCACCAGCTGCTTCAGGTCTTCTTGATGCTTGATGCGCTCCCGGCCCAGCTTCAGCCACTCGTTCTGCCGGCGCGCCTCGTCGAAACTATCGCTGGGGTCCACCGACCCGGCCCCGGTGCCCGTCGAGATCGACCTGATCGGAGCGGTAGCCTTCGCCGGGTTCACAAAACGCTGGCGATATTCATCGTAGTGCGCGAGTGAGACCTGCAGAACCTGACCCTGATTGCCTCGCACGACTGGCGTGTCAGGCCGCTCTTCAATCAGCTTCTTAACGGCCTTCGAAACGGCCTGTTTCGAAACTCCGTCGCGTTCAGCAATCTGCGCGACCGAATACATGACCAGCCTCTCGTCAGTCATGTCCCTAAGCGCCTCACGTCAACCGTCAACTTCGGGGCGTCAACCTCGTCAACCCCGTCAACCCAATATTTTTACACAAAAATCGGACCGGTTTCCGGGGTCGCCCCGGCCCGCAGGCCAAGGATTGCCTTGTACGGTCCCTTGATAGGGGGGGTGGGGTCCGGGGGTGCAGGCCCCTTCGAACCCCCTCCCTACCTCCAACGAACCTCACCTCATCGAGGAAGGATCTGCCCAAGCTCGTGAAGGAACCGGGGAAGCAGCGCTTCCTCAACCAACTCCGCAAGCACTTTGAGAAACACTTCCGGATTGTTGGTGATATCGTGCGCAGGGTTGGGGCCGAACAGTTCTCGGATGGGCAGGCGTTTCCGGCCTACCCTTTTCAGTACGGCGCGATGGCCACTATCCATCTGCGCTATGAATGCGGAACGGTAGGAGCCCCGGCCTCGAACCCGAACCCCCTTCCCCGTCTGCGTCGCGCCGATCTGGTAGAGTCCGATCCATCCGGACTTCTCGACTATCTCGACAGTATTGCCGCCGGCATTGAATACCGCCGTCGTAAGCTCTCTGACCATTCGCTGTGGGAGATCGGTCCGCTCGGCACTGCGTTTGACGACGCGCGTTCGCGCCATATCCCGCATGCGCCGCATCGCCCGAGCCATGGCCTTGGCTTTGATTTCACCGGGCAGTTTCATGATTGCCCGGGAAAGTGCCTCGATCTCGGAAGCATCGAAACGAAGTTCGGCGCTCACGGCTTGGTCGCCATTACAGCGACGGGGATCATGGCAACCTCCATCGAAAACGAATGTTGTGAGAAGCTTCTATCCGTAGAACACAAAAGGCGACCGTCAGGCCGCCTCGCAATTCATCTGGTCATAGCTTTCGCACTGGCCCTGAATCAGCGCCTCATGTCGAGGCAGTCAGGGCGGGGTCCTACCGGTAAGCAGCTCCGAGATTTCACCTCGTTTGCCGATGATCGAGCCATCGACTCAAAGCCCACACATGGGATCTAGGATTGTCCGTGGCGGATTCATGATCATACTTTTTCGATCTGCGCAATATCGAGATCGATTGGCGTCGATCTTCCGAAGATCGAGACCTCCACCTTCACCCGAAACTTTTCTAGATCCACCGCTGTGACGATTGCTGCGAAAGAGGCGAACGGGCCGTCGGCGACGCGCACCTCTTCTCCGACCATGAAATCGTACTTGGCCGGGACACGATGATCGTACTTTCCCTCATCAGCCATCTTCTTGAATCTAGCTATTGAATCGACGTCAGCCCTCCATGGCGAAACGCCTCCTCCGACCACATCAAGGACGTCCTTCACCGACATAAGTCCCATCACTGCGGCGGGGATAGCGAGGCAATAGACCAGCACGTAGCCAGCTATAACCGGCCTCGCCGCAATTGTCCTAACACGGCCTCTCCGGACGATTTTATAGGGATTGCTCCGCACCACGAGGCTCGTCACCTCCGCTTTGTCGAGCAGTTTTTCCACAGCGAATTCGCAGTTCGGCTTCACCTGCAGACAATACCAGTGGGGTTTCATGTGCGGATAGTCCGCTCTGATTCGCTCGATCACCGGCCGCGAGGCCATCGACAGATGATCGATCCTGATCTTCATCTCGTCGGCGACATGATCACACTTGAGCATCGAAACGCCGCGGATCATCACTTCGCCGCCTTCCTTTCTCGGAATGCTGACGTAACTAGCGATGTCGATCCCCGAAAAGCTGCCCTTCCTATGCTGCATCGTCATCGCCTTTGCCCTCTCTAAGCCTCGTCTCAAACGCTCTCAACGCCTCTTCCACCGCCTCCTCGACATCCTCCAAGGTCTCGAAATCGCGCAGAAGTCGTGGGAACTGCATCCATTCCAAGCCATCCGGTGCGGGCAACCATGGCCAGCAGCGGCGCCTGTGCAGCTCTCGCCATGCATGCCAAATCGGCCCATCGACCTTTACCTTGTCGAAATCCTTGGCCAGCGAGACGATATGCGGTGGAACGTGGAATCGCTTGCGCTGCATCGTGGCTTCGATCAGCCGTACAGCTTCGGGCCAGCCCTGCTTCTCACGCTTGTCCCGCCAGATCATCTCGGTCTTGTCGGGATCTGCCGCGATTATCCGTTCTTCGATCGCATTGAGCTGGATAGGCCTCATGGGGCGCAGGAGCTCGGTCAGCAACAGCCCGCGGCCCGCCCTTGAATATGCGGTGTAGGGCTCTGGGCTCGCTGTTGGCGCAGCTTGCGCCTCAAGCTTCGTCCAGCGCTTTTCCTTGAGGTACTTCGCCGCCGAGCACAGATACTTCCGGCCTGTCGACAGAGCCGCGACCTGGTAAGCCTCCGAACCGTCCAAGGCCTCTCGCCGCTCATCCGGCGAGAGCTGCCACCATTCGCGGCGGGCATCCGGTTCGCTGTCGTTCACCGCCGTTTTCCAGCCAACGAAGAATTTCTTGAATGCCCTCTCGATTGCGCCAGGGCTTTCCTTTCCTTCCTCAATCGCTTCAGCCGCGCGCGCTCTCTCTTCCCGTTCAACAGGAGGCGTTAGAGGAGAGGCGTTAATAGGTGCCGGTCCAGAACCGGCAGGGGGTGCCGACCCAGGACCGGCAGGGGGTGCCGATATACCGGCAGGGGGTGCGGGAATTTCGTGCGGATCGATAGGATCAAATTCCTCTCCATCCTCTTCGTCCCATGCATTAAACGCATCGCTCGGCACCTCGGAATCGTAGATAACCCGGTACCAATGAGCACTGTCCCGGCCGCTGGAACTGACCACCTCGCGACGTTCGACCGCCCCGATCTCGACCAACCTATCGATTGCCGCCTGCACCGTGGAACGTGCGCAGCCCAGCGCCGCAGCAAGTTTCACCTGGCTACGGCGGCACCATCCGTGGCGCGTGTTGGCGTTCCGGCCAAGCATGCACAGCACCTGCAGGTCCTTACCCTTGAGACGCGGGTCGGTGATGATCCACCCGGGAATAATGGAAAGGCGGGGTTCACTCATGCCGCCTCCCTGAGCGCCGCAAGGTGCCCGCAGTTCGCCGCAACGATGGCGGCATAGGGATAGGGAGAGACGGAGTTGCCAACGCAGGACACCTGCACGGATTTCGGGAACGGCACCCACACGGGCTCACCGCCGCCCGCCGGTTCGGCCCATCCGCCATCAATAATGTAATCTGGCGGGAAACCTTGGGCGTTATAAAGCTCCCGCGGCGTCAGCATTCGCATGCCTATGTCGACGATCACAAAGGTCTCGCCGCCGATATCGAGCGTCACGATTTCGCGGTCATCCCAGAAGCCATGTGCCCGCAGGAAGTCCGCGACCTGGCGCGCGCGCGCTATCTGGTCCGCAGTAAATGGCGGGACATCAAGACGAGCCTCGACGTGGCCGTGCCGGTCCTTCGTCGTGATCGTCCGCGTCGGCTGGTTTTCCTCACCGCCATCACCTGTGCCGTAGTAGGCCTGCAGGTAGGGAGCGACGAGGACCGACTTTCCGCCGCCATCGGCGGTGATGGTCGCCGAAGGCTCGTCGATCGCATGTCCAGTCGAGGTTCCGAACTGGCGGGATATGAAGGCGCTGATCACGCCCTGTTGCGCGCCCTTGGCCGTCACGGTCGACAAGGGTTCATCGGCCGCGCGCCCCGGGTTTCCGAGGCCGCTGTGGCCATCAATGTTGTGCTGAGCAATGAAGGCAACCGCCGAGCATACGTCTGCCTTGGACGTGATCGTCGCCATCGGCTCGTCACCGCCACGCGGACGGCTCTGTCCGGCACGGCCACCGCATCCAACGAGCGTCGGGATGATGACCGAGTTCTGGTCTTTCTTGCTTGCCGTGATCGTGTGGTGAGGCTTCTCGACGCTGCGCACCGAACCGCCTTGTTGTGCGTGGGTTAGCACGGGAGCCACGACAGAGAGCCCGGCGCCGCCGGCGGTGATCGTGTGCGTAGGCTCGTCCGCGCCATTGTAGGGCTTCGCCGAGTTCCGCATCGTCATCAGGTGCGGCGCGATCACGCCTAGAGGCGCAGCACCCCCGGGCTTCTTGATGAAGCTGTTCGCCGTGATCGTCGATATCGGCTCCCTGAGATCCTGTCCCGTCGCGCCGGTATTGAACCGGATGACGGACGGGGCGACCAGCGCGTGGCGGTTCTCGCAGGGGATGGTCGCGACCGGATCATTGAGATCATGGGTCCGCTCGGTACGCCTTTCACCATGTCCGTAGTAGCTTACGAGATGCGGAGAAACGATAGCATGCCCGATTCCACCTGCAGTGACGACGCCATAAGGCTCGTCGAGCGGATATTCGCGCCTCCCACCGCTATCACCATGGTTGATACTCACCAGAAACGGTTTCTCCGCATCAAGCACGTATCGCTTCATGCCACGGGCGACGCGGGCCATGGTGTTATCGGCCAGCGGGCGAATAGCTCGCAATCCATGCTTCGCCATCACCTCTGCGCTGCTGTCGAAGATCGACGGGCAAGCGATTGACCAGTCGATGATCTCCGCTGCAGTCCGCCAGGGCAGTTTGCGACCGGCAAGAACCTCCGGATCGTCCGGCGCACCGTGCGTCGGCTCCGGCCAGATGATCTTCTGTCCATCGAAACGAATAATCATGAACAGGCGCTTGCGAATCGTCGGTGCGCCGTAGTCGCAGGCTCGGAGCTCGCGATAGGAGATTTTGCCACCCAGCTTGCGCAGAGCCTTGCACCACTTCTGGAAGGTCTCGCCCTTGCGTTCTGGGTCGGGCATCAAGCCGCGTTCTGTTTCGATCAGCGGCCCAAAGTCTTTGAACTCCTCGACGTTCTCCATGGTAATCACGTCGATCTTGCCGCCGCTTTTCTGGATACGCTCGACCCAGCCAGGAATGATCCACGCGAGATCGCGGATATTGCGCTCGACTGGTTTTCCGCCCTTTGCCTTCGAGAAGTGCTTGCAGTCCGGCGAGAAGTGCATGAGGCCGATATGCCGGCCCGCTAAATAATCGAGGGGATCAACTTTCCAGACATTCTCCGAAAGGTGCAGCGTCTGGGGATGGTTCGCGGCGTGAAGAGCAAGTGCCGCCGGATTGTGGTTGATGGCGATGTCGGGCGAGCGGCCCAACGCCATCTCGATACCTGTCGACGCGCCACCGCCACCCGCAAAACTGTCGACGATCATCGGCGGGATGGTGCCGTAGTCCCGGATCAAAGCGGCCGTACTTGTGTCGCCGAAAAGCGTTCCCGCGTACATGTTCATTCGATTTGCCCCCCCTGTTTCACGGCTTCCCACATCAGGAGCCGCGCGTGTTCGGTCGCCATGAGAACCGTTTGCGGATACCGCCCGTCCGGCAGCCGCCTTGCGTTGTTTTGAGCTGACAGCGCGCCGAGGTAGGCGCGGCCCGCCACGAAACCGGCAAGCTCCAGGATCTCGCCGATCACGAGGTGATCGCGCTGGATGACGCCCATCGGCACGGCAGAGAGCCATTCGGCCCTTGCTTGGTTGCTGGTCGCCTCGGTGAGGATTTCGACGATCGGCAGAAGGTCTCTCACGTGCGAGCCTCCGGTGTTTCACGTTTGCCGATTGCTGTAACAGCTTGATTTTGCTTCCGACGTTCCGTGAAAATCAGATACCGAAGCGGGTCCCGCTGCATCACGCGGCAGAGCGTCAGAAGGCTCGCGGCCGAAAGTACCTGCTCGGTGCAGGCGCGGGAGACCATGGCCGGGTTCAGCCCCGGAAAGCTTGCGGAAGCGCTGCGGGTCGAAAGATTGTTGTCCTTGAGCCACTGCAGAGTGTCGACGGAAAGCCGGGCGCGATCGATATCGGGGATCATTGTATCGGCTCCTGTCCGCCATTGTTGAGGCGCAGGCCGAAGACGGCGGGATCGATCCCGAACGACATCCACAGCTTCAGGCGAGGCAGCGGCCGGTCCAACCGCCCCATCCATGCCATGTTGAATTCGAACTCGGTAACGGCAGCCGCCTTGCGGATGGCGACCTTCGCCGCCCGCTCCTGGCTTCCTCGCGGCGCAGGGAACGCAATGTTCGCGGCATGCGCTACGCGTGCGCGGATGAAGAATTTCAGCATCGCCGGGGAAAAGTCGGGCGTCATGGCCGCACCCCTTCAACCGTCAACACCAGTCCGGTCGCCGCATCGATCCGCAGAAGGTGAGCAGGGCACGTGATTACACCGTCGACCGGCGGATGATCGGCGAGCGGAATGTTGCGATGCGGACAAACCCATCCCCGCCCATCGTGCTTCGCCTGCTTGCCAGCCCATTCGCGGAAATGGCATTGCCAGTTGCCGTTTTTCGAAGTGAGCTCCAGCATCTTGCCAACATGCGGATTGCCGAGCCTGTGACATTTGCGTCTCATCCAGACCGGCTCCGGCAATCCGTCCGGATTCACCCCATTGCCGGTCATCAGTGGTCGGGCCTGAATATCCCGCCAAAACAATTCGAAGCTCGACGGATGCTTGAACGGGGGAGCCCGGACGAAGCGCGGGTCCAGGTGGTAGTGCTCGTGATCGAAGTTGAGGCAATGCCGGTCGTGGTGCTTCGGCCCGATAACCGGAACCGTCGCCAGCGAACCCCGCCACCAGGCCGTGACGGTCGGCACGAGGTAATGCTTGCCGACCTCGACAGGTCCAGTGAGTTGGTCCAGCCGCGTGATCATTCCGCCTCGCTTCCGGTCGGGACAAGGCCAGCATTCTTCAGAAAATTGGCGAAGGCCGCCTCGACGGCGCGACGAGCGAGTGCTTCCGTGTGGAGCGAACCTTCGGACGGACGGCTGCGGCCGGTTACCCAGCACCGCCAGCGCCAGCGAAGTCCGGGCCGCACGGGTGGAAACACCGCTCCCACTGCGATCCCGCCGCTCATGTATCTTTGCCGGGTTGTTTCGATCTCCCACCTCATGCCAGCACCTCTTCGAGCGGCTTGCCGGCGCGGATCTGCTTCGTCATTTCGACGGCGCCGACCGTGGCGATCATGTTCAAACCCTTTCCGGTTGGCAGGTAGAGCCCATCCGCGCTCGCCTCGATGAGGCCCTCGGCCGCGAACGCGCCGATCAATGCCTCGGCGACGCTGTTGCGCAGCCCGACGCCCTTTCGGAAGGAGGTCACATCGAAAGGCTCTAAGGCCTTCATCCAGAGCAGCGCACGGGAAAACTCTTCCTCGACCCGTTCGTCGACAGTCTTGCGCGGCGTCGTGCGGGTGAAATCCTGGTCGGCATCAATGAACACCATGGGCGACCGGTGACCGCCCTCGCCCGGAGGAAGCGAATCCGCCGCCTGGTACTTCTCCCAGTCGACGCGGATCGTCGTCCACGTGCCGTCGCCACTCCCGTAGCTGCCGTCTTCGTTCCGTTCCCAGATGAAGAAGCCGGTATTCATCTGGCTGGAGGCAATGTTCCCCTCCCAGCCGTCCCGATGCATCATCGGCAGGCGCCGGGTAAATACATAGACCCGGCTTGGCGGATGCTCATCCATCACGTAGCGGCGGTCAGGATCATCGAAGCCGCACATGAAATTCAGGTTCAGCAGCGCCGCCATCTTGCCCGGTTTGTGGACGCGAAGCGCGTGCGCGAGGCAATCATTGGCGAGATCGCCGTAGGGCGGGTTGGTGACGATATCCATGCCCTCGGTCTCACCGGGTTCGGACAGCAAGAAATCGCCCACCTGCTGGAGCTCGCCATACTGGGTCGCGATATTTCGGTCGACGAGATCGGAAATAACGGCGTCATAACCGGCCGCCTCCAGCACGCGCAGGATCGCACCGCGCCCGACAAATGGCTCTTTCACCGTGGCCGAAAAGCTTTCCAGCGCCAGCACCGTGCGCGTCGCCTCGGCCGGCGTCTCATAGAGTTGGTCGCCCTTCTCGGCATTGCTGGCGCTACGGGTGCCGATGGCGTGGCCTAGGCCGCGACGGCTGGGCTCCAGCCCCGCTTCGATGCGCGCCTCAATCGCCCGCTCGACGATACCAGGTTCACTTGCCTCAGCGTCGCGGAGCTGGCGCGCGTCGTGCAACTGCTTCTTACTGAGGCCGATATCGTCGAGGTATAAAAGGTTCTCGTCGGAAACCTTTTTTGGGCGGCCCGGCGCGGCAACCATGCCGGCCGCCTGCGCCTCGTCCACCTGGTCAGCGAGCGCGATCTTCGCGTGGCTTTCGATCAGCAGCGCGTCTGCCTGCAGTCGCCGCGCTTTGCCTATCAACGCCTCGCCGGCTCGGATACGACTTGCATAGCTGGCCGCTGCCTTGGCCTGGTCATAAGTCCCTGAAGACAGCATCAGCGCGGTTTGATAATCGCCGTCATTCAGAAGACACCGGGCTCGGTCGACCGTCGCCGCAAGGTCGGACTGGTCGCGGATCACAGCCGGCACCCGCTCCAGCTCCGCCACCGTCGTCTCGACAGTTTCGACGCCTGCGGAAATGGTGACGCGAACATCTTGCATCACCCCGCCCTCCGGTATTCGCGCCAGCCAGCGAGGATCTTCTCAACCGTCGCTTCCGGCACCCCGAGGCCCTTGGCGATCGACGCAGAATCCCAGTCGCCGCGGCTCCACAGAAGCAGCGTCGCGCCGGCGATGGCATCGAGATCTACATCCGTGATCGGCATGGATTTTTCGCGGGCGCAGACGGCCGCGAAGCCGATATCGAACACCTGCCCGGCCCAGACCGACGAGGCGGCTCCACGCGCGGCAGCCTGGCGGTCGAGCGTCTGCTTGGCTCTTTCCGGGACGTTGATGGTCAGGCCGACCAGCTTCTGGATCGATCGGGCCATCTCTCAGCGCTCGCCTCCGAGCTTGAAGGGCACCACAGAAACTCCCCCCGCAGCCATCGCGGCAGCGTGGATGCGGATCAGCTCGTCGACCTGGTCGCGGAGCGCCTGCAGGTCTTTCACCGCCTGGGCCGATTCAGCCCGTGTGACATTGAGATCGGAAAGCGCGATCGCAGCGTTGCGGCCATACTCGGCGTTCAGCCGCTGAAGCTCCGCATTTTCGCGCATCAGGCAGCTGCCGTCCGGACCGCTGGACTCGGGATCGGTGATCTTGCGGCCATGCAGACCGGCCATTACCCGCGTAACGCACGGATCACCGCATTCGGCCTCGAGCCTCAGAATGGCCGGGATCGGCAAGAGCTCGGTGTCGCCATCATTGTTGCAGCGGCCGATCTGGCTTTTCGACAATGACGTGAGTTCCGCCGCGGCTTCGATCCCGCCGTTCTTTTTGATCAGCAGACGGTTCGCGGCTTTGAGCTGGTAGAACCAGGCATTCGTAAGAGAATCTTGCATTGCTGCGTCTCCGGGCAAACGTTTTCCCGCGCTGGGAAATGTTCCCGGCGTTTCCCGTGGTGGGAATTGATCGAAAATGTGATTTCCAGCGGGTCACGAACTCATGGGGGACCGCATGCACGCTCAATCAAAAGGGTATCCGGCCGGAACGGTCCGCAAGACAAAGTCTGTCCCGGCCGGAGGGTGCGTTTCACCTGGGAGGAGAGGTTACGCGCCGGCGGCGAGCAGGGAGGAGCTCCGCTCGCCGATTCGTGAAGAGAAAGGCCGCCGAGATGCGAAGGTCGGGCATCCCGGCGGCAGGTGGCGCCGCTCTTGCGAGCAGAGCGCGGGGGAACGGTATCGAGGCGCGTCATTCAGCAGCCTCAGGTATCTCTGCGGCCGGTTTCGGACGCGGCACATCTTCAGGCCAGACGCAGCCTTTCGGCCAGTTTTCGGAAAGCCACAGCGTTGCGGTCTCAAGGCGTCGGGAACCGACATCAGCTCCGCTACGGAGTTGGCCGATCCGCTTACCGTCATTGAAAACGCGCGATGAGAGCGTCGCCTCCGCAATACCTGCCGCGCGGCAATAGGTTTCAGCAAGAATTAGGAATGAGGAAATCACAGCCATGGCAGACACCATGCGGGACATATACCGCACTTGTCAACGGCACATGTCCCGCTCGCAAGTACGTGAGTTTGCGGTAATAATACCGCACATGAAGAATATGCTGAAATCTCAAATCCTTGGGCGCGTCGAAGAACGCTTAAAAAAATTGGGAATGAGCGAGCGTAGGGCGGGCGTCCTCGCTGCCGAGCAACCCGATCTCCTACGTGGGTGGCGCGTCAAGGACGCACTTCCTCGGATCGACAGTCTCATCCAGATCGCGCCCGTCTTGGAAACCACGCCGGAATATCTCGCGTTTGGCATCGAAAACGATGCTCGCCAAAGCGTCCCAAAGATCTCTTGGGTAAATGCCGGAGCGTTCGGAACCGCAGAAGCCGTCGTAGACATCTCGGACGCGCCACGCATTGAAGTGGCAGGCTTAGGAGATGGCGAATTCTATGCGCTCGATGTGCAGGGGGATTCTATGGATCGCATTTCTCCGGACGGTTCGACAATCGTCGTCAACCGCAAGGATACTCGCCTGGTGCAGAATGCATGCTACATCGTTCTGGATGGCGAAGGTGGCGCAACTTACAAGCGTTATAGGCAAAGCCCAACCCGGTTTGAGCCAGTATCAACAAATGCCAGTCACGAGCCAATCTTCCCGGACAACGACAATATCCCGGCAATTTTCGGTCGGGTGGTTTTGAGCATTCTTAAGATGTGATTTCGACTGCACGCTCCGATTGGTGAAAATTTACCGACTGAGATTATGATCCGATCGGTACGATCGCTGCGGCGATCCGAGAAATCGCAAAGGGTCCTTATTGACGCCGTGCGTGGTCAGGGTAATTGTGGGTTGTATCTGGGGGTGTGCTATGAAAAGTCAGTTGATGGTTTCTGTCGCTTTGGCGGCGTCGGTTGTCCCTGCCTGGGCGGGGTTCGGAAGCTGGTCCGTGGAGATCGAAGACGATCCATTCTCGGGGGGACGGCAGGTCGCCGTCTCGATCTCGACCTCGATCCGCTCGGGCGTTCTTATCCTCTGTGATTCATCAAAGGACGGCGTGGTAGTGCGTGCCATTCCGGGCTTCGCTTTCAATGGAGACATATCCGGCTTCGTGCCGAGCATTGAAATCGCGATCGACGGCAAACGATTGATTTCAACGGAGGGCGAGACGGGCTCGGTAGGCGACAATCTGGCGATCTCGCAAGTATCTCTATCCGTCGACGACACGAAAATCTTCGTCGATGCATTTGCCAAGGCAAAAAAACAAGTCGCTATTAAGGATGGGATCAGCGATCGACCGCATCTGATGGCCGCGAACGGGACAACCAAGGCAGGCACCGCCCTGCGCGATTGCCTTGCAAGGCAGCCAAGCAGCAAAGGCTGAGTTTAAGTCCAATGATTGGTCCCGTCTGGGAGGGCACGATGCTGAACTATTGCAAGATGCTGGCGGCAACAGCCGTGTTCGTCGGACTTTCCGCAATCCCAAACACCGCCTCGGAAAATCTTACACAACTTGCAATGACATTCGGGGATGTTCTGGGAGCTGAGAAAACCTGCGGCCTCAGGTTCGATTCTGAAGCAATTAAGGCATTCGTCAAAGCAAGGGTGCCGGCCAACGACATCGACTTTATGTCAACAGTCGCAACCTCCGTGAAGATCGCTCCCATGCAATTCAACAAAATGCCGGCCGGACTCCAGGTGGCACATTGCACACAGATGGAGCGCCTCGCCGCTCAGTTTAAGATCCTCGCGAAATAGATCTCAACACCACGGCCTACGACGCCCTTCCCAGGTCCGCGCCAGCTCCTTCTGACAGGCTGATCGCCCCGATCGAGCTTCCGTTGCGCATGACTAGGCGCAATTTCTATCCATACCTGTCTTCAACTCTGCCTTTCCAGAAAACCAGCAGGTATGGGCCAGCAGCGGCTCCTTAACCCTCCAAGCAGCTTGCAATCCAAGAGCCCATTCTGCGGTGCATTTTCCCGACTTTCGACCGGCACGAATACCCCCCGCAGTCGCTAGCGCGGCCGCGAAGCAAAGACGGCTCAGCATGTCAAACTCCGAATCAATAGCGAGGTACTGAACATATCCCGCGCTATGTGCATTTGGAACGAAACATGAAAATCGCGGTATTTATCCCGCACACGACTTGACGCGGGATATATACCGCATTATCGTTTCTCCATCCGACCCCCGCCCCCCGGTCGGATATCCCCGCCGCAGAGGACCTGCGCACCACGCGGTGCGCAGGTCCAGCGGCCTAACCGGATGGAGAAAACCATGCAGCAGCAGACCGCCCACAGCCCCGCCGTCGCCCGCAACGTGCGCGCCGAGATGACCAGTTTCATGCTGGAAAATCCCAACTGCACTAAGGAAGACCTGAAGATCACCGGCGGCTTCAACGAGCGCGAGATCACCATTCACGCCGGCCCCGCCTCCGAAGCAGCCGACAAGCGCTCGAAGCGCCGCATCGCCTGATCGACGATCCGATTTCGGTGTCCGGCCGGACCTGCAGCCTGCAGGCGATCACAACGGCCGGCATCCGAAACGGATGGAAGGATCAGGGCATGAGCAATACCGAAACGTTCGAATCCTGGGCAATCGTCGAGCTTATGGGACATCGCACCCGCCCGGGCCTGGTGAAGGAAGTGGAGATCGCCGGCGGCAAGATGCTGCGCATCGACATCCCCATCTCGGAAACAGAGACGGTGACCGAGTTCTACGGAACCCCGGCGATCTATTCGATCCGGCCGGCTACCGAAGAACTTGTCCGCGACCAGGCCGGTTATTCCTATCGTGATCCGCGCCCCATCCGTCCGGTCGATTATCGCCCGCAGCCGGCCATTGCCGCCGACGATTGCGAGGACTGACCATGATCCATATTACCCCCATGACGCCGGAGAGCTGCGAGCTAGAAGCCCGCCGCAAGGATCACGGCACGTTCCGCGAACAGCTCGTCGAGGCGCACGGCCCGGTTTTCGACGGGATGGCCGGTCTGATGCTGCTGATCGTCATCTGCCTTCTCTGGGTCCAGGTCTTCGGGAGCCCGCTATGAGCGCCGATGTCCTAAACTTCCCCGCAACAGGCCGTCCCAGGCTGCGCCTCGTTTCGGATACGCGGCAGGAATGCCGCGACCACGTCAGGCAGGAGCTTACGGCGATCGCCATGCACCTTCAGAGCGCGACGGCTCATTTCGGCATGCTCGCTGAAGGCCGCCTGAGCGATATCGACATGGCGAAAGGCGCCGACGAACTCGAAGCCGCGCTCTTCTTTGCTCTCACCCTCAAAGGCTGCCTGCAGGGTGACCGCTCGCTCCGCAACATGCTGCTGTCCCGGCTCGAAGAACGGGAGATCGGCGACCATGGCTGAAATCATCTTCCGGGTTCATTTCGCGGACGGCACCAAGCTCGACATTCCCGCAGCCAATGCCAAGGCGGCCGGCGAGGCCGGCGAGAACCGCAACCCTTCCAAGATCACCAAGATCAAACGCGTGAGGGGATAACCAATGCCCGACATCACCCTATGGAAACCCGAACCGGATCTGATCCTGCATCAGGCTCTCGGTAAGCTTGCCGAAGAAATCGGCGAGTTGAACACGATCGTCGCCAGGATCCTTATCCAGGGAGCAGACGGCCGCGACCCGAAGACCGGAAAGCCGAACGCCGAGGCTCTGCAGGAAGAGATCACTGACGTCTTGTCCGCTGCCACCTGGCTGCAGCAACTCGGACACGGCGCGGTCCTCACGGATCGAGCAAATCGCAAGCTGCAAGGCTATCTCGAATGGCAGGCGATGCTCGAGGCGGATCGAGACGGCACGGCGGCCAACGAATACGGCGCGCCATGTGACGAAGCCCCGCTGCAGGAGCCCGCCGTTCATGGTTGATTTCTCGATTAGCCCCCTCGCCGTTTTATCCGCCTTCGCCGATCGGCAGGTAAAGCTGCCGCTCCGCCTGTCCGACAACGACGTCGGCGTGATCCTCGACGATCTGGGCGCGGACGTCATCACCATCGACGTCAACAGCTATCGCTCTGATGCCGATGCGGAAGCGATCGCGGCGCTGCTCGTAAATGCGGTCAACCACGTCGCCGGCCTGAAGCCATGGGAGATCTCCCATGGCTGACGGAAGCAAGATCGAATGGACCGACGCCACCTGGAACCCGATCACCGGATGCAAGGTGGTCTCGCCCGGCTGCACCGACTGCTACGCCATGAAGCTCGCCGGCACGCGGCTGAAGCATATTCCCAGCCGCAAGGGCCTGACGATCGACACAAAGGCCGGCCCGGTCTGGACGGGCGAGGTCCGCTTTAACGAGGAGTGGCTTTTGCAGCCGCTCACATGGAAGCGCCCGCGGATGATCTTCGTGGTCGCCCATGGCGATCTCTTCTCCGAGAACGTGCCTGACGAGTGGATCGACAAGATCTTCGCCGTCATGGCGCTGGCGCCCCAGCACATCTTTCAGGTCCTGACCAAACGGCCAGACCGGATGCGGGCCTATCTGACCCGGCCGGCGGGTGATGGCAAACAGGACGTCCGCAACCATCTCGCCTGGGAAGTGACCGGCCAGATCATGAACGCATGGCATCCGAATTGGAAGAGCGAGGACATCAACGGACCGCACCGATCGCGGGCGATCGGCGCATTTTCAAAGTGGCCGCTTCCGAATGTCTGGCTAGGCATCTCCGCCGAGGATCAACCGCGGGCCGAGGAACGCGTTCCGCCGCTCCTGGACACCCCGGCCGCACTTCACTGGATCAGCGCCGAACCATTGCTTGGACTGATCGAGCTCCACAAGCTCCGTCACGGAGCAGGCTGGATGGACGCCATCGCCGGCTATGACGACCACAACAGCCGTTACGGAGCTGTGACGCGTCGCAGGCTCGGCTGGATCGTCGCAGGCGGCGAAAGCGGGCGACGCGCGCGGTCTGCGCACCCGCAATGGGTCCGCTCACTCCGGGACCAGGCCGCATCGGCTTCGATCCCGTTCCTGTTCAAGCAATGGGGCAACTGGGCGCCGTCGTCCCCTGATCAGGCAGCCGGTAATCTCCACTCCGGATGGGTCGCCCTTTCCGGCAGACGCCCAGCCAAGGCCCACGAACTCTATCCCCAGGCCGGCGCCGCCTTCATGGAGCGCATGGACAAAGGCGATGCCGGCCGGCTGCTCGACGGCGAGCTCCACAACCAGTTCCCCGAAATCCAAAGGATGTCACGATGACCGGAGGCAATCGTAAACTGCCCGACGACGAGAAACTGCGCCGCGATGCGGCAGCCGGGTACGGCCTGGCCCAGATCGCGGCGCGCTACAGCGTCTCGACTGACCATCTCAATCGGCACCTGCGGCAGCTGAAAATCAAGGTTCCGAATAGCGCGTTGCCGGCGGAAGATCGCTCCGATTTCGCGAAGTATGTCATCGAGCGCAAGGTGTCCGCGACCGAATATGGCGGCTCGATTGTCCAGCGCATCAGCTTGCCGCGCATCTCGATGCATGTTGCAGCCAGGGAAGGACGGCCATGACGGACCGCCAGCCCGTACTGGGCGTTCACGAGAACTTTGCAGCCGAGGCGGAGGGCACGCCGCCCAAGCCGGTGGGCTGGGCGCAGTTTTATATCGACGGTACGATCCTCGACTTTTCAGATGATCCCGACGAGGTCGCCAGCTGGGAGGGTGACGGTCTGCCGGTCAAGCCGCTCTTTGAGCATCCGCCAGTTGCGGGGGTCGCTTCGGCTGCTCCCCCACCACCCCAGTCACATGTGCGTGGTGACGAATGACCACTCAAACGCACAAATGCAAAGGCGTCAGGGTGATCTACGAAGCCTCCTGCGAATGCGGATGGCGCTCTGACCCACACTATGGCGGAAAGTTTGGCGATGGCGGTCGAGCAGCCGCCTACGCCGATTGGCGGTCGCACAAGCTGAAATGCGAAGAGGAAAAGTCATGAGCAAGACTGCATCCCCATCGCCCCAACCGAATGTGGTCGGCCATTGGCACCCGATTGCGCAGGTGGACAAGAGCATCGATCGTGTCATCGACCTGCCGGACCTCGGCTTGAAGATCACAAATTCAGAGAGTTACTGGATGCGCGACGCCGATGGCCGAACCTATCGTGCGACATGGGCCGACGATGGCAAGCGGGCTTACTGGTGGGACTTCGATAACGAAAGCCCCGTCGATCCGGTCGAGTTTATGCCGCACCCCCTGGACCCGCGCTTTGCCACTACGGCAACGGAGGGCGGCGCCGATGGACGGTAAGCAACTCCACATCCTGCAGCACTCGCTCGGCTTGGATCAGCACGGACGCGGCACCTTCTATCGGAACCGCTTTGTCACCGGCGAAGGTAGCAAGGACCACGCCGACTGCATGGCTCTGGTCGAGCAAGGGTTCATGACCCGGATCGCCGACGTCAAGATGTACGGCGGCGATGATTTTTTCACCGTCACCGACGAAGGGAAGCGCGCGGCCGTCGAGCACAGCCCGCCGCCGCCGAAACTCACCCGCAGCCAACAGAATTACCAGGACTGGCTGAATTACGACAGCAGCCTGTCTTTCATCGAATACGTGAAAATGAAAACTCACCTTCGCGCGAAGGAGGCCGGACGAGCATGACAAATTCTGTCACCGCAGCGCCCCAACCGAATATGCTGCAATGGAAGGCAGGCGGCGTGCCGCAGCGGTTCGTGGCTGAAGCCGACGGCCGGTTAATGTATGAGGTCGGGCTCCACCAAGGTGAATGGTACTGGCTTCACAACTGGTATGGCCTTCACAAGGCGCCCGCCGAATCCGAGCAACACGCAAAGGAATTGGCGCAGGCGGATTTCTCGTCTCGCCAACCATCGCCCCAACCGAATGGGCCGGTGGCTAGAATTGTGCGCGCCGCTGCTGACGACAAGCCTGGCTTGGTTGCGGAATATCTCGACGGCCCGCGACTGCCTTTCGGCACGCTGCTCTACACCCACCCCGCCGGCACCCCGCCCATATCGAGTGAAGGTCCTGCCTATTTGGACTTCATCACTCCCGACGAGATCTTTGATAAGGGGCCGGATGCGGTCAAAAAGTGGCAGGAGGCCAAGCGCGCCAAACTGCGACCTCTCGGGGCATCACCCCAGAATAATTTGGAGGACTCGAAATGAGGACCCCAAAATTTCTTCCGAAGCCCGTGAGGAAGCAAGGTGGCGCGAGGCCAACGAAGCTTTCCGACCAGATGGCAAACCAAACTGCGGAGTTTGCGGCTAGCAGCGCTGCACATTTCGACAATCAGTCTGTCGCGGCATTTTCCTACGCCATGCGCGTCAAGCTCGCCGTTAAGCGGCTGGATGGGCGCGGCGGTTGGCAGGACAAAGAGCAGTGCTCCGGTGAATACCTGTCGCGCCTTCTGCGCGAGCACGTCGAGAAGGGCGACCCGATCGACGTCGCCAACTTCTGCATGATGCTCCACCAGCGTGGCGAGCGCATCAGCCCATCACCCGAACCGATTGCGGAGGCGTCAAGATGAAGACACCCTGCCTAGATGTTCACTCACACAGGCGCACAGGTGCATCGCTCGTGAACGAAGGTGCCACGGGCATCGGTGATCGTTGTAGTCGTGCACAGTGGCGCCCAACCGGCCTTTGGGCAAGCAACCGGTCCAATGCGGATGTGCCCGCCCCGGCGGCTCTTTATCGTTTCAGAACGCTCCGTTTGCGGCAGGTCGGCCGCAAACGTCGCCGGGGCCGACATCAGCAGCACCGCAAAAATTCCCAATATTCTCATATCTTCCCCCTTGTTCGAACCGAATTGGCTCCGACGGCATTCTGCGTAGTTCGGAGGAAAACTAGTTTAGGCCGCCTTGAAATGCAACCCAAGAGGGAGGTGATTGACGAAGGTCACCTTCGGCGAGGCGACAACCGTTTTGCCACCGCGACGGAGGGCTGCCGATGAGCATCCTCACCTTCGTAGTCGTCTGCTTAGTATGTGGGCTGTTCTGCGCATTTCTCGCCACATTCGTGCATTTCGCCGCCAGGTGGCGCGATCCCGCTCCGGCTCTGGACGCCATCATTGCCGAAGCCGTCAGCGAGACAATCATCAAGGTTATCGACGATTGTCTGCCTTCACTTGCCGAAGAGGTTCTTACCAAGAAATTCGAACGCGAACCCGATCTGGAACTCACCAATGCCGGGTTCGGATGGGCTCTCTCGATCGCCCTGCGGAAACACTGGCCAGACCTCGACGGCGAGACGGCCTCACGGTGGCTACGGGAATACATCGCCGTTCCGCATGGCCGCAAAGGCTACACGTGGACTTATGCCACCGCTTGCGAGATCGCAGCTCAATACGTCTCAGATTTCGGAGAAGCAGCATGACCATGACAAATTCTGTCACCCCTGACGATAAAGACCGCTGCCCGATCTGCACCGAGCCGTTGAGGCCAGAAGACCTGTGCGCCACCGACATCGAGCTTGGCACTTGTCATGCTGAATGCCTGCAGGGTTCGCCCGTCGTCAATCTCGATACCGGCGACGAGCTGTCGGACGGAAAGGTCGATACCTACCGTTACAGCGAGGTCATGGGCCCGCCAGCGCCCCAGATGAGTCTCGTCATGATGTCAGCGGCGGGTTTCACCGATCGCATCTTCGACATAGGCGATGAAATCCAACGCGATCTCCCTGCAATCGTCGGCGTACCCCGCCAAGTTCTCACAGATGACGAGCATAGTGAGTGCATAGTGGCGATATTCCTGCGGGCTTATCTCATCATCGCCGATTTTGCTGATGTGGTCGGTGACTTCCTGAAGGCGACTATCGACGTCGAAAAGCAGATCGGACCATGCCCGTCCTGCCCGTCGATCAATCCGCGCTTCGAACTCTGCGAACTGCTGATTATCAAAAGCAGCCTTGAGCAGCATCAGATAGCTGCGGAAAGCCTCCAGAGGATTGAGCTGCGGAACGTGGCCTTCCTCCAAGCTCCAAAAAGTCGCGACCAATTCGCACCTCATTTTCAGCGAATCACAGACGGTCATCACATGCCGTGCCAGGGAAAAGTCGCGGCGAAGTCCGAGCCTCAGATTTTCACGCTGGAAGTGATAAGCTTCGCGGACTTGGCGGGCGACATAGTAAGCCGTCGGAATGCCGGCGAGGATCGCAGCCCATGTGCCCAGTGGCGACAGCCATTCTCGCAGACACTGTTCGTCCTTGGCGCCCGTACAGAGCTTCTGATCGAAGAAACCCGTCAGCAACAAAAAGACGAACCAGCCTCCAAGAAAACAATAAGCAACAATCCAGCCAAGGTCCTGGAAGGATATTCGGTCTCGGCTCGCCAAAGTACAGCTCCTGATCATCGGTTTGTGTACGTTACCGATGCGGACGATGAGTCGGCAATGGTGGCTGCGTTTTCCCGGCACCCCGCTCCCCCACAGGGGATGACTAAATCAGCCGGCGGGGATTCTTGCTTTATGGCCCTCCGGGAGCTCACACAGTTTCTTGTAGTGGTAGCCCTCGAACGCCCAGACCTGACCCCATATCCGATGCCAGGCGGGAATGAAAATCCGCTCGCTTTGGGGGTAGAACTCAGTCGCACCGATAGCGTCGTTGTACGCCTTGCAGTCAAGTGCACGCAGCGTCGGCGGTTCATCCCCGGTAATGCGGAGCATCTTACCTTTCCAGCCACTCAGTTGGTCGATGGTGGGCTCATCGCATTCCTCGATCTCGGCAAGAAGCGCGTAATAGTCGCGCTGGAGGGCCTGATGGTCGCGGGCTCTGCCTGCGAAATCGAATACGAGTTGCGAGGCGCCGATCAGCGCCGTCGCGCCCCCGGTATAAACAGCAGATTGGCCGATGCCGAAATTTCGAAAGAAATCTGCCATCGCCACTGCCCCGAGGACAATGACTGCGAAGTTGCACCACCGGTTCCACCGATCGAACGTCATGCGTCTGCCTGTGTGATACAGCGCATTGCGCAAGACGTTAAAAGCTACATTTTCACGATCGGTGGCCATCTCTTCCTCTATTTCTTCGGACCCACCGGTGCAGAGGGTCGAGGTGCTACAGGTTGGCGTGGACCGGTACCGGCGCCAGGGTTCGGTACAAATGTAGACGCTTGCGCCTGTGGTTGCCTGACGCCTGCGCTTCGCTGCTCAAGCGAAGGTTGGCGTGGACCAGCGCTGTCAGCACCCGTCACCACTTTCTTCTCAGTCATCATCGTCTCCATGTGGATCGTTCGCGTGGGGATGTCAGGTGCTGGATCGCGTTCCCGCGCGGTTCAGCACCGCTTATTCGAGGTTGAATGTGCGCCCTCCTGCTCGCCGACGTCAATCTGGTTTTGGTCGCATCCACCAATCAGTTTACAGCGCACGAAAGGCGATCGGTGATGACCATCGTCAAGCACGAAAGCAAGATGGAGATCACCTGCAACTCCTGCCCGGTCACCTACTGCCGCTCCTACGCCGAGGAAGATTTCAGCATCCTCTTGGAGGACATCAAGGCAGAGGGCTGGCGCATCAAGCGCGAGGCCGCCGAATGGACGCATCGCTGCCCGGATTGCTCCAGGTGGACGGAACGGAGGCTGCTGTGACCCGCCGCCCCTCGCCCGGTCAGGAGAAACTGGCGCAGATCCGTGCCCGGCACCAGTCGGCAAGCGCCGTCTGGCTACTGGTTCCGGAGGGCAACCGCCTGGCGCTCGCCGTGCCGGCGGCAGATGACGCGGAACCGGACCTGGTCGCGGTCTTTACCGAGACGGCCGGCCATGACGAACTTGAGTTCTTCCGCCATGCGCATGGGGACCTGTCGTTCGTGCTGCGCCAACTCGATCGGGCAACAGGCAGGATCGAGGATCTTTATCAGAGGTATCCGGACGCCCGCCCGAAGACCCCTCCGGACTACGCAGGCGAGTGCGCGATGCTCTGCCGCAACGATCTCGCGTTCCGACGCTGGTTGATGAAATGCCACGACCTGGAAGACGCGAGTGACTTCGAGCGGATCAAGACCCACGTCCGCTTCCGCCTCCGGATCGAAAGCCTGGGGCAGTTGAACACTGACCCGGCCGCGGCAGAAATCTGGAAAAAATTCCGCAATGATTTTCGCGCCTGGGCAGGGAGAATGCGATGACCGAGCTCGACCTCCTCACTCCGGCCGAGGCGGCCGCCATGCTGACGATCAGCGTGAAGGTCTTGCGCGAACACGTCGATGCAGGCGAGATAGCCTTCATTCCGAAAGGGTCCGGTAAGAAACGACCGCGTATGGCTTTCGATCGGAAGGATATCCTCGACTTCATCAACCGCCGCAGGATGCGTAAATGTCCACCTACAAGCCCAAAAACTCGCCGTATTACCACTTCGACTTCCAACTTGGGGGTCATCGGTTTCATGGAACGACGGGAAAAACTTCTCGCCGAGAAGCGGAAAAGGTAGAGAAGGACGAACGCGAGAAAGCCAGAAAGTCGGTCGAGGCAGCGAAGAACGCCGATGGCGGCCCGCTGACGATCAATGCCGCAGCCGATCGCTATTGGCTGGAAAAGGGCCAGCTGCATGCGAACGCCGACACGACCTCAACCGATCTCGCCAGGCTCATCGCATACTTCATGCCCGACACGCTGCTAAGCGACATTAGCGATGCGGAGGTTGCCAAACTCGTTCAGTGGCGCCGCACCCAAACGGCATGGGGCAAGGCGGAGACTGCCGATGGAAAGCCGATGAGATTCGTTTCGGCTGCCACGGTAAACCGATCCACCACCCTGGTCCTCAAAAAGCTCTTCACGCGCGCTAAGCGCACATGGAAATACACCTTCCCGAATGAACCTGATTGGAAAGAGCACTTCCTTCCAGAGCCAAGAGAGCGCATTCGCGAGGTGCACGAGCACGAGGGCAAAGCTATCGACGCGAAGATGAGGTCCGATTACGAGCCGATCTTCGCGTTTGCTCGGGCGACCGGCCTTAGGCTCGACGAGTGCCTGATCGAATGGTCAATGGTGAACTGGCAGACCGGATGGATAACGCGTGACGGCAAGGGCGGGCGGCTGGTCAAGACCGCGATCACGTCGACCGTGCGCGACATCCTGCGGCCGCTGATCGAACATCACCCGAAGTTCGTCTTTACCTACCAGGCCAAGCGGGCTCGCAAAGCAGACGCATCTTACAAAGGTGACGGGCAAACACGCGTTCGCGGCCAGCGCTATCCAGTGACCTACTCGGGCCTGAAGGCGCAATGGAAGAAGTTGCGCAAGGATGCCGGCCTTGTTGATTTAAAATTCCACGACTTTCGCCACGACGTCGGCACCAAGCTTCTGCGCAAGACCGGTAACCTTAAAACCGTTCAGAAGGTGCTCAATCACGCCGACCTCAAGACGACCACACGCTATGCCCACGTCCTCGATGAAGAGGTTGCAGCAGCGATGGAGAACCTTCACTCGGAGCAGAAGCGCAGCAAAGAAGCCCCGAAAAAGTCCCGAACCCCGAAGAAAGGGGCGGCGTAA